TGGTATTTCTATTACAAGATTGATGCTGACTTTTCATATATGGGGGAGGGCGTCAAGTTGAAAAAGTACGATTTGGACAAAAAAACAGCCATCGTTCAGCTAGATACAGGCGACATGGTTCAAACTGCTCTGTCACAGATTTCCAGGATATTATAGGGTTGTAAGTAGGTCGTTAAAAAAAAGTTAAAACTTTTTGGTGAAAAATTTTGCCGTTTCATTTTTACACAGTAATTTAGCTGTGCCAAATGGATTGTTTGAAAATGGAAATGTACTTAAAAACGGAACTCACTCTTCACTATATTAGTGCCTCTCCATTCAGAACACCTGACCAAGAGGCACTAACTTTTTATACACCTCAAAACAATTTCTAAAATGGTAAAAGACAAAATTCTCAGACTGTACGAGAAAAACGAACACTTGGCGAAGTATTACGCCAGCAAGATTTTTAATGAGCATCAGATTTCGATGGAAAGGGATGACATTGTTCAAGAATTACGGATAAGGCTATGGACAGCCATAGAAACCTATCTGAGAAACTACAAGCAATACAAGACTACAGGATATGGAAAGCCTGTGCCCTTGAAGTATTATTTGAAGACAGTAATGATTAACAAGGTCAAAGATTTCATTCGGGAGATAAATGCGGTGCCGGCAACAATGTCGATGTCTGACTTGGAGTTCGATTACGGACAAGAGGACTTCAATGTGGAAGTTGATTTCCGAAATAAGCGTGTGATGGTCGGGTTGACCGACATTCTTCACGATGTCCCAGAAGATGAGAAAAAGTTTTTCATGTTGTATCTAAAAGGATTTCCAATCAGTAAAATCAACAAAATCAATAAAAGCGGAAAAAGTGCTAAAAATAGTATAAAGCGCAATATTGAGAAAATGCGCAAGTGGGTTCCAGAATTATTGGAAGAAGCAAAAATTTACAAAGTGGTTACCCATTGCGATTAAATTTACAAAGTTTATCTTCGTACAATGTTAAATGTTAAATTGTAAAAATTACAGAAAATGGCAACAAAAAAGAAAGGCGAAAGCCAAAGCGAAAAACTGAGTCCTGCGCAGGTTAAGGATTTAGCGAAAGTTGGTATCACTGCTTCCACTATGGAAGAGGCACGAACCAAGATGATTGACTATCTTAAAAAACAAGACATTGATGATGTCGAGGATGAGTCTTTCCAAGAATTGTATGACATGGTTGACGCCATCTATGACGACACGGAGGAAGCATTGGATGCTGCTGCCGATGAGTTAGATGATGAGGTTGAAGAAACCGATGTGGACAACGATGAAGAGGAAGATGATGAAGAGGATGACGATGAAGAGGAAGATGATGAGGAGGAAGATGATGAGCCCATCGTGAAAAAGGCTAAAAATGAGAGTAAAGCCAACGACAAGAAACAGGCTAAAGTAGAAAAGAAAGCCGAAAAGAAAGCCAAGCAAACTGCTGACAAGAAACCTAGTAAGAGGTTGAACCCACTCCAGAACGATGAGGATGCTGAAAGATATGCTCCACTGAAGTCGGCACTAGAGGGGGATGAATTTGAATTCAACTTTATTGCGAACGGAGGGGTGTCTGTTAAGTACTGCGGAAAAAATAGCAAAAAAGTGTTCTTGTCATTCGATAGTCCAAAGGTGACTAAAGAGGGTGAAGTTGTAGGTCGTGTTTACTTGTCTTCAGTGAAGGATGAGGAAGTTTTGAAAAATCTTTTCGGGGATGATATCGAAACTAAAAAATCATGGTCTGGAAACATCCTTGTAGTAGGAATGAGCGTGACTGACCTTGCCGCTGCTCTGAAGAAAAATAAAAAAGCGTTCAACGAAGTTCTGTCCAGCCTGTCTAAAAAAGATGAAAAGCTAGGAAAGAACAGAGAAAAAATGGAGGCTGAGTTAAAGCGAGAAAATGCGGAGAAAGCAACCAAGGCTGGTAAGACAACCAAAGCCAAGGATGTTGAAGAAGTAGAGGAAACACAGGCACCTGCCAAGAAAGCTAGTAAAAAGTCTGCGAAATAATGTTTTGAGGTAAAATAAAAAAGCAGAAAAACAGCCACTCAGTAATGGGTGGCTTTTTTTATCATAGTTATTTAATAAAAACTAATAAAAGCGAAAAATGAGAAAAGATTTAATTGTGAATGACAGCGTAGTCACCAAAGCATTTTCGGGGGTTTATCCTTTGATAAACAAATATCTTATTGAGAACGGAGAGTCAGTTGATAGTAGGTATGGACACACAAAAGAAATTCTAAATTTCAAGACCACATTGACTAGTCCATATCATCGTTGCGTGGGCGGTTGTGGTCGTGATATTAACATTTTCTTTTTGTTGGCTGAAGCCATTTGGATTTTCAAAGGTGAGCGTGATGTTGAATTTTTATCTATGTTTAACGAAAGGATGCGTGAATTTTCTGACAACGGAAAAGTTTTTCATGCTCCATACGGATTTCGATTGAGACATTATGGAGTGGATTCAAATTACAACTTTGAGTCTTTCAAAAAAAGTTTACAACTTGAGCTCAAACTAGATATAGTACAACCAGAGCATCACGGACACTATTTACAACAGATGTCGGAGGGAACAGACCAAGTATTGGAGTGCCTGAAGATGTTAAAAAATAATCATTTCGACAGACGTGCGGTGATGTCTATTTGGAATGTTGATTTAGATTTAGCAAAGAACAGTAAAGACATACCTTGTAATGATATGGTGTTCTTGAAAATTCGTAATGGGAAGTTACACACTACCATAGCGAATAGGAGTAATGACTTACATTGGGGGTTGCCTACAAACGTATTTCAGTTCAGTTTCATAACTGAGATAATGGCTAACATACTAGATATACAACTAGGTACTCAAACTCATAATTCTCAAAGTCTTCATTTCTATACAGACAACGACATAGCTATGAGAATGTATGAACACACGCAGTTTGCTAATGGAGCAGAGTTGCCTGACCTGTATGATAACTATTTTCCAGCTAGGATGGATATGAAATTCAGTTCGGAAAATATCGAAGCAAGGCTTCATGAGGTTGACTCATATCTGGAGTTAATCATCAACACACTCAAGTCTGGGGAGAGGATGAGTAATGCTGATTTCGCTGAGCTGACTGAGTTTTCAAAATACTTGGCTTTGGTTTATGATATCTTGGAAGTTTACACCCACTACAAAGAATTGTTAAATGATGATGAAAAACGCATCATCCCCAAAGATGAGTTTAGGTATCAAAAAACTAAAGAGCTGTCTGATTTGGGGCAATACTATCCATCGCTGGATATTTTAGCTTTGGCTGCGAATTTCTTTGTGGCTAGGATAAAAAGTCCAGAGTTAAGGAATGAGTATTTGTCACCAATAGGAAAGTTATGAATGAATTAAAAGAATGGTTAGATGCTAGAGGGCTGATTTACAAATTTGCCGGGCATATTGTAAACATTCCATCTTTTGGTCGGTTGCTTTACATAGAGGGGGTTGATGGAAAGTTGATAGGAGAAAATTTTGAGTTCTTACTCACGGATGAAGAAGATGATTTGCTATACCAAGATGATGATTTGAATCATGTGGTTTTTAAGTGGGGTACAAAATTTTATTATTCCACGTTGGAGGAAAAGAGGGATGAGCAAGGTGATGTGGTTTATGAGCCTGTATTCAATGATTTAGTCAATCTAGGAGAGTATCAATCAAAATTTGAATCCATAGGGTTTGTCAATCTAGGAGTTCACACTGGGTACGAATTATTGAACGGAAGTGGTGAGCCATCGAAGTGGGTTCAAAAGGCGAAGTTTATGAGACATGGGGCGGTAGGCATTTGTGAGAAAAATACACTTGCTGGAACATTGCCGCTACAGATGGCTTGTAAGAAAGGTGGATTGAGGTGTGTACACGGAGTTACGATTTCCATAGCCATAGACTATGACGCCAGCTCAGAAAATCAAAATTTGTTTGATTTGAAACTGTACGTCAAGGATGAAGTCGGTTGGAGGAATTTATTGAACATTTCAAAGCTAGTCAATGTCGATTATGCGGGGTTCATCCCAGAGGAAATGCTATTGGAAAGAACAGAGGGATTGATTTGTGTATTCGCAACAGAGGGGTATTTCAACCGATTGATTTCTGATAAAGCATCAGCCTTGAAGTACATTAAAAAGTATAAAAGATGTTTTGGTGAAGATTTATTTTATCAAATAGATTGTTCGGAATATGACGATGATGGTTATGACTTGAAGATATTGAAGAACATCGGCACATACTTGAATGACTTTTCTAAACTTTTGAAGCCTGTTCTAATCAGTGATACTTACTATGTTGAAAAGTTCGATTACAAAGTGAAAGAGTATTTGAACAAAGTAGATAGGAAAGCTCATCCATATAGCGTAGAACAGTATTACAAAGATGTGGATGATTTTTTTGATAAGTTCGTTCCACACTTTGAGAAAAATCCTAAATTGTTTGACTTGATATTGAAGGGCGCAGAGAATACAAAAATCATCGCTGATGCTTGTACCTACCAAGTGGATACTGGTAACCACAAGTTGCCAAAATTTGAAGTTGATGACCCAGAGAAATTGTATGATGATTTAATTGCCATCGGGTTCAAGAAAAAAGTTTTGAGCAAGTTTGCCGATGAATCAAAGATAGTTGAGTATTTGGATAGAGTGGATGAAGAAAATAGTGTAATAAAGGGGGCTGGATTTATTCATTACTTTTTGATACTTTGGGATATCATAGAGTGGGCCAAGTCGCAAGACATTCTAGTTGGGCCAGCTAGGGGTTCTGCTGGCGGTTCTTTGGTTGCTTATTTACTAGGAATAACGGAGATTGACCCAATCCAATACAAGCTGCTTTTTGAGAGATTTTTGAATAAAGCTAGGGTGTCTGGGGAACGTGCGAAGTCAGCCGATGCGTTGCCCGATATAGATGTGGACTTTGAAGGCGCAAGAAGACAAGATGTGAAGCGTTACATTGAAGAGAAATATGGATTTGATTATGTTTGTTCCATCGGAACGTACACGAGGTTGAAACCAAAAAGTGCCATAAAGGATTTCTCAAGAGTAAAAGGATTGACATTTCAGGAAGTTAATGATGCTACAAGGGATTTGGAAGACTCACATGACCCTGATTGGAAAGAGATTTTCAGCTATGCGATAGTGAAGCAAAGTTTGAAAAAATTCGTTCAAAGTAATGTAGATATTTGCGAAGTGATAAAGGCACCGATGGGTCAGCCAAGGTCTGGCTCCATTCACCCATCAGCTGTTCTGATAGTTCCAAAAACGGATTCAAACGGAAAGCCGATGAAAATACACGATTGGATGCCTGTTAAGTTGATGGATGGTCAACTTGTATCTGAATGGGAGGGAAAATACATTGATGCCGCTGGATTTCTAAAGGAGGATATTTTAGGGATTGCCCAACTTGATAAGTTCAAGTACATTCTCAGCGAGATACGCAAGAACAAAGAAAAGAGAGTGAACCTGAATAAGATACCCATGGACAAGCCTGAAGTGATGAAGTATTTTAAGAGGGGTTGGAATGAGGATGTGTTTCAGTTCGGAACATCAGGATTGAAGAATTACTCAAAAAAGGTACGACCAGATGGAATTGAAGATTTGATTTCTATGAATGCGTTATTCAGACCTGGTCCAATGGATAGTAAGGCTCACGAGAAATTTGTTGAGATTAAACATGGTAAATTGGAACCAGCGTATGACTACAAATTAGAGGTCGTGACTGAAAATACGTTTGGATTGTATATTTACCAAGAGCAAATCATGCAAGCTGTTAATGTTCTAGGTAAATTGACATTGGCTGAAGCGGATGAATTGAGAACGGCAATAAAGAAGTTCGACCATGCGAAAATGAATAGTGCTAAAGAAAAGTTTTTGAATGGTGCTATGGAAAATGGTTGTCCAAAATCTGAAGCGGAGGCAATCTGGGACAAGCTAAATGCGTTCTCAGCCTATGGATTTAACAGGTCACACTCTGCTGCTTACTCACTTATGGGATATTGGTGTCAGTATTTGAAAGTGATGTATCCATTAGAGTTTTGGACAGCGTCATTGAACTTTGCTGATGAAAAAGTTGAGATACCAAACAGACTTTCTGAGATTGAAAAGATAGGTTCAGGAATAAATGTACGACAACCTGATGTCAACAAGTCGGATATTCAGTTCACCGCTGACCCATCTAGCAACTCAATATACTGGTCACTCACTAAAATTAAAAACGTAGGTCAAGTTGCGGTTCAGCACATACTAGAGGAACGCAGTGCGAGAGGACAATTTTTTGATTTGGAAGATTTTATTAAAAGAGTTCCAAAGTCAAAGGTGAATAAGAGAGTAATTCAAGCCTTGATAATTGCGGGAGCATTTGATGAAATAGGTGGCGATGCCGGCACACCGATTTCCGAAGTTAAGCAGAGAATGTATATTTTGAAAAAGCATTGCTCCATAACCGATTGTGATTACATAGAGGGATTTCCCAATACTGATGTAGAGAATAGTAATTGGTTTTGGTCAATAAAGCAACGTGAGTTGACTGGGTTTGGTTTTGTTGATTTTTTGCCGATGATACGAAAAAAGGATAACAAACTGAAGAAGTACCCATATGTGACTGCAAAGGATTTTGAAACTATGGACTTCAAAGAGGGAAAGCCTTGGAAACCTGAGTTGAATGGAAAGCCATTTACCATAGCTGGGTCAGTCCACGGAATAAAGGTTTACAGAACTAAAGCAAACGGAAACTACAGGGTTGTGATAACAGTTGAGAGCAATAATGTATTGATATTTATAGGAGTGTTTGGTGACCTTTGGGAAACCATTAGTGAAGATTTTGAGCATTTAAGTGAAAAGAAATTACTGTTTGCTGTAAATGGATACGCACTTTCTAACAAGTATCAGAAAAGTAAGCATGCTAAAGGTTCAGGCAATAATCACCTTTGGCTCACGAAGCAATCAAAGTTAATAGCATTAAATGATAAATAATATGGAAAATATATTCGACAGGATATTCACTGACCCAGACTTTGACCAACTCAATAATTTAATTCGATGGAACGGACTAGGGCGCATAAATAATGAGTCTGTTGCCCACCATTCCTTTATTGTATCTTGGTTCTCAAGAATACTAGTGGAGGAACTATTGGAGAGCAATGATGACCACCTTAAATTGGAGGTCGTGACGTATGCCTTATTTCATGACTTTGATGAAATGTTTTCGGGTGATATAGGTCACACTGTTAAGTACAATGAATTTAACGGAGAAAAAATAAAGAAATTGATTGATGAATTTTGCGACAATATGACTAGGGAGAAGTTCAAGGAAAATACTCCAACCAATCTGATGTTGAGAAAAAATTTGTTGGGCGATGTTAGTGAAGTTACAAAAACAATAGTTAAATTGGCTGACTGGCTGTCCATGTCGTATTACGTTCAGAAAGAAATACGATTGGGGAACCAAAATCTATTTGTAGAATATGATTATTGTTCCTTCAAAGTGAAGGAGTCAGCCTGTAATTGCTTGGCCACGATGAAGACCAATTATCCAGAGTTTAAGGATAAAGTATTGAATGATATCAAAAAACTAAATTTCGCAAAATATGGACGTTAAACAACTAGAACAATCAAACAGGTCGAAGTACGGAGCAAAAGAGTATGACCAAATTTCGACCAATTACAGGGTGTCCAAAGAAAGAGGTGACATCTGGTGTGCCGAAAATGTTAAGAGGTATTTGGATAGGTTTACAAGACCTGGTTCAAGTAAGGGGAACAACATGACGGATTTATTAAAGGCTCAAGACTATCTACAGCGGATGATTGAGCATAACGAAGTTGCTGGAAATTCTATTAACAAAGAAATAATTGAGTAATGAGCAAAAGAGAACTTACATTCACGATTGGAGACAAAGTGTTAGTCTTCAAAGTACAAGAGTTTGAAGATTTAGATTTGGACAAACTTTTGAGGATTGATTATGATAATCTAGTGGCGGAACTGGTCACCTTTCCAGTGGTGGTTAATAGGCTAGGATTGCTTGCCGTTGATATGGATAATGAGCTTCAAGAGGCAAAGTTGGATTTATCTATTTTTGAAGCGAAACGAAAAAAGGAGTTGCGTGAAGAAATGGAAATCAGCGATGAGAAAGGAAAGTCAAAAAAGCCTACAATTGACGAAGTGGATTCAGCTTTGTTGAGTGACCCGAAATGGAAAGTCAAAAAGAAAGTATTTTTGAAAATACAAAAAGAAAAAGAGTACATGTACACGATTTATCAGGCTGCTAAAGATAAGTCCAATAAGCTAGATAAACTGAGTATGACTTTGCGTACTGGCGATATTGACGACAAGATAATTCAGCAGCAACTAAACAATGTGTACTTCAAAATAAAAGAGGGGCGCATCAAGGGTGACTTGGAATAACATAGTTAATGATAATAAATTAAAAAACAAGTAAAATGGCAACATTGAGAGACAAGTACAAACCAGTTAAGCTGGAAGACCTGAAGAAAAAAGTCCAGCAGGAAGATGCTATTGTCGGAAGTTCTGGCGGTGGCTCTGAATTTTTAGAAATTGAGGAGAACAAGACAAACAAGTTCAGATTGTTCCCACCTCATGACGGAGTGGATTACTATTTAATGCGAAAGCGTTATTGGTTGACCATGGAGAACGATGAGGGTGAGGAAGTTCGCAGAACTGTATTGGATTCAAAGGTTCATGGTGGAACTAAAAAAGACATCATCCAAGAGTATGTTAATTGGTGTAAGAAAAATGTAACCGATAAGGAAACACTTGACGCAATCACGCATTGGAAAGATGGGTTGAGCGCACAGCACCACTTTATTGCTTATGCTCTGAAAATTGAAAAGGACAGTAATGAGTTCGGACTTTTAGCTTTCAAAAAGACTGTTCGTGATGCCATAAATAAGGCAACCTTTGTAGAAGATGAGGATGAGCCTATTGAAGTTGACCCATTCACTGACCCAGATGAGGGATTGCCTTTATTGATTAAGTTCAATCCAAAGCCTAACAAGAAAAAAGGTGAAGATTTCTATGATGTTCAGGTAGGTAAAAAAGCCATACCACTGACTGATGCTGAGTTGGAGCAGTTCGATAAAGCAAAGCCATTGGCGGAACTTTACACGAATGTTTACGGAATGTCTCAGTTTGAAACTGCTCTGGAGGGGCTCAAGTATTTTGACGCAAAACACGAAGTGGATGCGTTTGATGACGACAGTTGGTTAGCCATAGTTGAAGAAGTCAAGGCTCAATACGAGGGTGGTGAAGAGGATGAAGAGGATGAGAAACCTAAAAAGTCAAACAAAGCAACTTCAAAGCCAGCTGCTAAAAAGACAGCGAAGCCAGAGCCAGAAGAGGATGATGAAGATGAAGAGGATGATGAAGATGAAGATGTGAAGCCAGCAGATAAACTTTCCAAGCTAGACAGGATTGGTTTGAAAAAGTATATTCAAGAGAATGAGCTTGATGTGGTTGTCAAAAAATCTATGGAAGATGACGACATTCGTGATGCCATCCGTAAAGCCGAAAGCTCATCCGATGATACGGATGATGAGGAGGATGAGGATGACGACAACGATGGCTCATTGTCTATGGCTGATATCAGAGCACGATTAAAAGGTAATAAATAATTCAAAACCAAGATGGGTGTTGTGAAAATGACACCCATTTTTTAATTCTAAAGAAATATGGGAATTGCAGACAGACTAGTCAAGAAATTTGACAACGAGGACATAATCAAGTTCTCAGACAAGGACAACTTCAAGGATATTAAAAGTTGGGCATTCACTGGAAGTCCAGAACTTGAATACAACTTGGGTGTTTTAGGAATACCAACTGGTATGGTGGAGATAGCTGGTCCATCTAGGTCGGGCAAAACTACATTGGGATTGCTAGGCATGAAACATTTTTTAGATGTTAATGAGAACGGAGTGGCTGTCATTCTATCATCAGAGAATAGAGATAACAAGGAGTATGCGACCAAACTGGGTATCAATCCTGAGCGAGTTGTTATTTTGAAAATCAGATACGTGGAGGACATGTTTATGAAAGTGAAGAAAATCATAAATGATTCCAAAGAGATTTTTATTGAAGAAGAATGGGGAACACCTTTGTTTTACTTTCTCTGGGACTCACTTGGAGCCACACTAGCGAAAGCGGAACTAGACACCATGGAAGAAAATACCAAGGCTATGGAAAAGGCTATGGAAAAGGACAAAGAGGCAGACTTGAAGCATGCCCAGATGGGTGCGTTTGCTAAACAAGCTAAAATGTTTGCGAAATACATTACAGCCGAAATGTACAGCACCACTATCCATTTCGTGATGCTGAACCACGTTTATGATAAAATGGGGGGAATGGGAGGCAAGTCTTCCACTGGCGGTAAATGGGTTGAGTTTTTCCCTTGCCTCAGACTTCAAATGGGCGTCATAGGTCACGAAAAAATTGACGAGGTAGAAGTGGCTCAAATAAGTGAGGTCAAAGTTATTAAAAATGACTTTGGTTCTAGGAAAAAGACCAAGCTGACTATCTTGCTAGGTAGGGGAATAATTTTGTCTGATGACGATATTGATTTCGGAATTAAGCAAGGAATAATACAACAAAAGACAAAAACAGTTTTTTCTTTCAAGGACAAACTAGAATGGAGAAGTAAAAGAACATTTTTTGAACTTTATGAAAGTGGCGACCAGAAGTTGTTAGGGTTGATGACCAAGATGATTATGAAAGCCAGACATAAGCAATTGATTGAAGAAAGAAACGTATGAAGCCTGTAGCTGTAATTTTAACAGATACTCACAAGAACAAAGATAATTTGAACTTGGTTGAGGACATATTTAGACAAGCCGTTTTGCTATCAGTGGAGCTGGGGTGTAGGAGAATTTTTCACGCTGGCGATTGGTTCACTAACAGAATAGGTCAAAATCTATCCACCTTGCTTTCTATGAAACGTGTTTTGGAACATGCTGAAGAAAATGGAGTGATGATTCATGGAATACCAGGCAATCACGACAAAACAGACCAAGACGCAGAAGCAAGCTATCTGGATGTGTTCTCACAGTTCGGAGTTCTCCAGTTATTCAGTTCGCAAGGCTATGAGCAATTTGGCGATGTATGCGTGGCATTTCTGCCGTATTTTACTGCTTCATATACCGATAGGCTAGAGCAACTTGAAGCACAAGTAGGTAAAAAGAAAGCCAAGAAAAACATACTCATCACTCACAAGTCTTTCAACGGAGTTCGTAACAACGATGGTAGCATAGTGGAGGATGGAATTGCTCCGTCAAGAATGAAGTTCTGGGATAAAGTTCTGGTGGGACACTACCATGATGCTAGCGAGGTCGGTGATAACATATTCTACATAGGGTCAGCGTATCAAGCAAACTATGGAGAGAATATCACAGACAAAGGCTTCACGATATTGTACAGCGATGGTTCGATAAAATTCAGGGAGTCAGAATTTCCAAAATACAAAAAAGTACGGATTGATGCGTCAGATGCCACTGCGATTGAAAATGAGCTGGAGGTACATTCAAATTCCAAAGACCATGTAAGATTTATTTTTGTAGGTAAAAAAACTGATTTAGACAAAATAACATTGAGTAGGTTCACCGATGTAGGAATAGATTGTAAGTTTGAAAATGAAGACTCATCTGCCGGCATTGTAGAAGTAGATGGTGATAATTTTACTCAATTCGATATGAAAACTATTTTGAAGCATTTTCTACAATATTGTAAGGTACAAGAAATACCAGCTGATAAGCGAAGTGTGGGGCTCAAAATTTTGAAAGATGATTATAGTGAGATTTAATTCATTCGTACAAATAAACAATGCCTTTTGGCTCAGGAAGTCGGACTATTTTGAAGAAGTGCTGAAAGCCATGAAAGTGAAAATCAAAGGCTTTGACAAGTTCGATTTTTTTCTTCATAAAATGATTAAGGATGGCGAAGTGGTTTGGGTGGTTTCAGAGGGGATTTCGGGCGCAAGGGTGTCAGATTTTTTCAAATCACCCAAGGAAGCCATTCAACATGCCGATGAAGTTTTAAGCAAGGCTGGACCATCAAAGGCAGAGTTAAAAATAAAGGAGTTGGTTAATCATAAAATGATTTCTCCAAGATACCGATTTGTAGTAAGTCCAAACAGAATAAGATATGTGGCAACCAAACAAAATAAAGATTCAAAACCTGTTCTCCCACGTAGATACAGAGTACAAGTTCTTGCGGAATAAGTGCGTGATGATTTTCGGAAAAAATCACACTGACCAAGGGGCTGATAGTAATGGTAGTGGTAAAAGTGGATTGATTGAGGGAATAACACTAGCCATGACTGGTAAGACCTGTCGTGATGTAAATAGAGAGGAATTCATTCACGATGGCGAGGATGAGTGCTATGTAGAAATGGAGTTGGAGAACGGAGTGTCCAACGTGAAAAATCTAGTCATCAAAAGATGGATTCACAGAACAAAATCTGCTAGAGTAGAAATTTGGAAAGATGGCGAGTTGGATAGACAGATTACTTCAGTCAATGAAGCCAATGACGCAATATATCAACTGATAGGAATATCTAGGGAGGATTTGCTTCATTTTTTCATAGTCGGACAAGATACGAATTATTCATTTTTGACCGCTGGCGATGCCGAACAAAAGAAAATTATTTCAAGGCTGACTAATGCCGATTTGATTGAAAGTAAAATAGAAAATCTAAAGCAGAACAAAAAGAAGTTCGATGCCGTAGTCACTGAGCTTGAGAAGTCGGTTCAGAGGTTTGAGAACTTTATTGAGTTGACTGATAGCCAAATTCAGGATGAGATTGAAAATGGACAAAAAAGGATTGATGAAAAAATAGAACGTATTGAATATCAAATTGAGGATGAAAAGGCAAAAATAAAGCGTTTTGAAAACTCAAAGAATGAGCTGCAGGATGAGATTAAAGCAGCGGAGAGTAAAGTATTGAGCTTGGATAAGAAACTGGAGGATACCAGCGAAATTGAGTCAAATATAGAGGAAAGCCGAAAGAAAGCGAGAAAGGAAAAATCTGAGATTGATGAAGCGTTGGATTTGATAGAGCAGATGAATAGGATTTTGAAAGGAAAAACAACTTGTCCAAAATGTAGCCATGAGTGGAAAGAGGGTGAGGATGTAGATGTTAAAAAAATACCTGGATTCATTGAGGATGCTAAACAACACATAGCCAAGAAAAGAAAGTTGTTAGAAAAATACAATGATGCTTTGAGTGAACAACAGGAGCAACTTAAAAAGAGTGAATCAATCCATCGGGAGATACGCAATTTGAAACAAACTATTGATAACTGTTTGTTAGAAATTCGGAGTTATGAAAAAAAGATTAAATTAGCGCAATCAAGCATCACTGAGCTAAAGGATAAAATAAGGGAAATGGTTGATGACTCAAAAAATAAAGCAGTGCTACAAAGTCTGAAAACCAAAAAGGAAAATTACCAAGCCTCACTGAAAGAGGAACAGACCAAGCTGGATATGGCTATTGGAAAGTCACAAGATTTGGATTATTGGATATATCATTTCTCAAAAAAGGGGTTTATGACGTATCTGACCAACCAGTCTATCAAAACCATCGAAACCATCACTAATTCATATCTAAAGAAATTTAATACCAATTTGGAAGTGAAAATTGAAGGTTACAAAGTTCTCAAAAATAATGATGTTCGGGAAAAAATAACCATCTGGATAGTTCGTAATGGAATAAACAGCGGAAGTTTTGAACGATACAGCGGTGGGGAAAAGGGGAGAGTCAATTTGGCTTGTATAGCAGGACTTCAAAAACTGATGAATATGTCTGCCAAGAATGGTGGGTTTAATTTTCTAGGGTTGGATGAAGTTTTTGAAGGACTAGACACTACAGGACAAAAAGATGTACTGAACATACTTGAGACTTTGGGGGTAACCACGATGGTTGTTAGTCACAGGAATGACCCGATAGGAGCAGAGAATGAAATTTATGTAGAAAAAATAAATGGTGTTAGTACACTGATGAGATATGACAAAAACTAGAAGTAAAGCGAAGCAAAAGTTGATTGATGATAAGGTCGGCAGAGCCAAACAATTAAAGTTGTCTAAAAAACAACCTTTGATGAATATCGCAGCCTTTGACCAAGCAACGAAGTGCGGAGTGGCATATCAGGCTTCAAACACCGATGAATTCAAAGTTGAGCTGTGGGATTTGAAGATAGGTAGTAAAGAGAGTCAGGGCATGAAATGGATACGTTTTGAAGCTAGATTGCTTAAATTTATCCAGCAGAATAACATAGAAATAATTGCCTATGAGTTGCCGTCAGGTAGGAATATCAACCCAATAATACATTCATCAAAACTGATAGCGATTATTGAGAAAGTGTGCGTGGAGAATGAGGTGGAGTATATTGAGTTTGCTGCCTCAGAGATTAAGAAATTTGCTACTAGTAAGGGGAATGCCAATAAAGAGGTTATGATTGAATATGCCAAAAGTTTATGGGGATATCAAGGGGAGGATGATAATGAAGCTGATGCTATTCATATTCTTCACTTGTTGAAATCAAAAATAAATGTGTAATATGAGAGAGCCAAATTTCAAGTGCCCAGAAACCGATGAAGAGTTCCATATTGTGGAATACAAAAGTGTTATTTCTGGTTCAGGGATAGTGTATAAGGACAAGTACAATAAAGTGTTGGTCAATCCTAAAAATAACGTGCCGTTGGTTTGGATTGAGCGTAAAATAGATTGGACTGACGCAACAATTTATTTTGGAACAGGAACGGGCAAGAGTGGTATTGCTAAAAGACAGGAACAATTAAAGCAGAGGTCGAAACAGCATTATCAAAAGGAAATTAAGGAACAGAAATATGAAAAAAATAAGGATTTAATAAAAAAATACAAAGGCGAATAAATGTGAGATACTTTCAAATTTTTGATTACGATGACCCGAAATTCAATAGGAAACTAGCATCAAGATACGTTTTGATGATAAAGAGGGGTAATGGGATTGGCAGCGCAACCGATGCTGCCAAAGTCAATTTATTCAAATTGATGAAGCGCATCATAGTCAAGAATGTAAAGAATTACGCAAGTTTGTCTAGGAACTCAGCGGTCACGGAACAGTGCTTTGAAGAAGATGAAATGTATGCCGAAGCATTTATTGTAATGATGAAGTGCGTTGAAAATTTTCAAGTGTCAAAGAGAAATTGTTTCTATTTCTATTTCAATAAGTCGTTGTCTAGGAATTTCTACAGAATGTTTTACAAGGAAGTTCGCAAGCTGGAGGTTCAAAAAGATTATGAATTGTTCGCCATGGATACCTTTGTCACAAATGATTTTGATTATGAAAGTTTAAGTTTGACTATTAACAATCTAGGCTTGGATGAATTTGATAAAAGAGTTCTTGAATCCAAGTTGAAGTACGAAAAAAAGGATGAGTTCATAGTTAATAACGAAGATGCGACTGTGAGTAAGTATTACAGCTCCATCAGGAAAATAAAAGAGAAACTAAAAAAATTGATTGACAATGGGGAATTATAGTAGCAAAAGATTGGCCATACTAGCTTTGGTCAATAGCGGAAAAAACATTTTGGAAATTGAAATTGCGGGTGAGTCTAGGTTTTTCAAAGTGATTTCTTTTGAGCCACCAGTGGGTGGTTCGGTTTCAGCCTTGCCCTACATGACATTCACAGGAATTGACGTGACGGAGTTTGTACTTGCCGATGTCTTTTCTGAGGCTGATGTACATAATTACTTGGCTAGGTTTGACTTCAAGTTTCAGAACCAGCAAGAAAAATCTTTCATGTTTTCAGAAAATCATATTTGGAGATATTTTTCATAGTATGGAATACTCAAAATATCAAAAATCCATTTTCAAAGAAGTTGAGAGTGGTAGGACAAGTCTGGTCATTTCTGCCGTTGCGGGTTCAGGAAAGACAACCACTCTGGTAGAGTGTTTGAACAGAGTTGATGAGAGTTATACCAGCGTGTTTTTAGCGTTTAACAACGCCATAGTGGATGAGTTGAGGAATAGAGTAAAAAGGGAGGGCGTCAATGTGACAACCATGCATTCATTCTGTTGGAAAGCCTTAATGACTCATTACGGATTTAAGTGCGAGTTGAGACCAAATAAGTCCATAAAGTTGATTGAAAAGGTTTGTCTGAGTAAAGGAATAGAAAAAGAGAAACTGAACTTTTACATGTATGTTTATTCCAATATGCTAGACTTGATTAGACAGAATTACATAGAAGATGTCGATGGCGTCATTAAGTTAGGCGACAAACATTCGTTCTTGCTGTCTGAGGATGATGGAAAATACATTCTGGAGATATTGTCTTTGATGAATAAGGATAAAAAGACATTTGACTTTACAGACATGATATACAGGACAATAAAAGATGGCGTCACCTTGAACAAATTCGATTTAGTTTTTGTCGATGAAAGTCAGGATTTATCCAAAATACAGCAGATGATTGTATCAAAGATAAAAACAAAAAGAGGTCGGATGATAGCGGTTGGAGACCCAAATCAAGCAATTTACGGATTTGCGGGTGCTGATGTTGATAGTTATGATAACTTGAAAAATCTTTTCCCGAACACCAAAGAGTTGCCCTTGTCGGTTAATTACAGATGTGGAAAGAGAATTATTGCTGAAGCTAAAAAAATCAATCCTCAAATAGAAGCATTTGAAGATAAAGATGATGGAGAAGTCAAATCAGGCTTCATAGCGGATATCAAGGATGGTGATTGGGTTTTATGTAGAAATGTAAAGCCACTGGTCATAATGAACCTTTATTTGTTAGCAAATGATATTAAGTCGTATGTGAGGGGTGACGATATAGGAATGGGGTTGATTTCGATGGTAAACAAGACTGCTAGCACCAATATCAAGACCATGAAGGCTAAACTAGTCGCAACGTTGATGGGTGAGCGTAGAAAGTTAAAAAATCTGGGTGTCAAAAATCCTGATAACACGGATAAAATTGACTCATTGAGGAATAGGATAGATGTGTTGACGATACTATCATATGACTTGATTTACACTAAAGATTTGAAGCAGCGAATAAAGGACATATTCAAGGATGCGGGAAAGGGAGTTTGTTTATCAACTATTCATAAAGCGAAAGGATTGGAAAATGAGGCTGTTCATATCTTGTGTCCTGAACTCATACCCAGTAAATTTGCCGAACAGGAATGGGAGTTAAAACAAGAGGAAAATCTCAAGTATGTAGCAATAACTAGAGCAAAATCAAAGTTAGTTTACTTGAACGATTATGAAACAGCAACCAGAGAAGTAAAGAAGTTGTTAAATTTAGATGAAGTTGTATGAAAAAGCTGAAAGACATTGAGTTGGAAATTGAGGAAAGAACTAACCAACTTACAAAAAAAGGTATCACTCCAAAAATCATCGTAATGGGTTCCATGTCCTATTATACATTAAAAATAGGATTGCCTAAACAGATGGTTGATAACATTGATAATGTCGGAGTGATTTTGAAGGAATATAAAGGCATGAGAGTGATACAGAAACCATCCTTTGAGGCAGGCGGCATATTCAAAGCAGAGCAAGAGTCAATAGAGGTTTTTGGAGATTAAGTTGTCATTTTCTACACTCTCAAAAAAGGGGGCAATAAAATGCCCCCATTCTTTTTATACCGATGGAGAAAGAATATAACATATGGACTGATGGTTCTTGTAACAACAATCCCAAACATAGCACCTATGGTATTGGCGGTTGGGCTTTTGTGGTAGAGAAAGATGGAAGAGTAATTTATGAAGATTTAGGGTATGAGAGGAACACCAGCTCAAATAGGATGGAAATGACCGCAGTTATTAAGTCACTAGAGTGGGCTGTGAAAAATAAGTCGAAGTCCAGATTTGTAGTTCATTCAGATAGTGCCTATGTTGTTAATTGTTTTTTGGAAAGGTGGTATCTGAGATGGATAGAAATGGATTGGGATGACGTGAAAAATTCAGACCTTTGGAAGAAACTTTTGGAACTTTATCATTCAAAGTTATTAAGAGTAAAGTTCAAGAAAGTTGCTGGGCATAAAGGAATTAAGAATAATGAGAGGGCAGATTTCTTGGCGGGAATGGCTAGAAAATATGCTATTGAAGATTTATGATTGAAGAAGTTTTACATATTTTGAGGGATAAATTTGCGGATGTCAAATGGCAAGCGAATTATGATGAGGGTTTGAAGCAATATTGTGTTTTAGTAAATGACTATGACTTTTACAGAACGGACAAAAAGTTCATGACTTGGAAAGCCATACTCAGAAAAAAATACAAAAACATCAAGTTTTTCTTTGCGTACAAAAAATTTTAATCATATGGAACAGGCAAAATTTGAGATAGGAGTTTTTCATGACGAGATTAGGAGCATAGAAAGGGCAGACATAATAAAAATGGCAAAGGAGAAAATGACCTTGAAGTTCTCATATTCATTCACTGGAATAGATGAGAGGTATTTTAACATTCATACCTTGCCTGAAAAAAAGTTACATTTGGTTAGTCTGGAGATTTGGCGAATGAAAGCTGAGTCTAAATTTTGTACACCAGAAACAATTAGTGACTTATGTTCTATTTATTTGACATTAAAAGAGAAAGGCAAATTGTAACTTTTTACAGAGTTACTTTGTAAAGATAAAAAAACGAAGTAATTTTGTACCATGAATATATTTGTACTTGATAACGACATTCGTAAGTGTGCTGAGTATCACAACAACGCACATGTAGTCAAAATGATTTTAGAGTCAGCACAATTACTTTGTACTGCTCATTGGCAACTAGGCGGTCAAGCCCCATACAAATCAACGCACGTTAATCACCCTTGTGGCGTATGGGTTCGTCAATCTAAACAAAACTATCTTTGGTTATGTAAGCTGGGCTTACAGCTTTGTTCGGAGTTTGAATACCGATACGAAAAAAAGCACAAGACAAAAGATGTAATGCTGTTTTGTTTACGGAATGTTCCGAAATTCGATGCTAATGACTTGACTCCATTCGCACAGGCGATGCCTGATAATTACAAATGTGAAGATGCTATTGAAGCATACCGAAATTATTACATGTTCGACAAAAGACATTTAGCTGATTGGGGCAAGCGTGGTGCTCCAGATTGGTGGTTCTAAAAATTAGAGAATATCATGACTGAAAGAAAAGTGAAGGCTTTGTTTCTTTATTACGGAGAGGGAAGACAAAATGATTTTGACGAACATTTTGCCGGCAAGTCAACTCTTGGATTAGCCATAGTTAAGAATTGTGAAGAGGATAGATTGACGCTGGAGGATATATTTCTGGAGGATGTCCGCTGGGAGATTATGAATTACAATAATCACACAGGCATACTGAAGCTAGGGTTGATTCCATCAGTTCCAATATGGGTTTTTGATAACTTCAACTCATGGTTCATACCTATCTTTGAAGAACATGTAGAAAATTAAAAAACAAAATAAAATGGTAGAACAACTGACGCAAGCATTTATCGAAAAAATTGTATCCAAGACAGAGCATTATCTGAAAATGGAGATGATTAGCAGACACCTTACATTAGCCGATGTAAAAATGGTTAAGATTGAAGATGACAAACAAACAGATTTGTTCATTGACATTCGGAATAGGAAAATAATTTTGAAGCGTTACATAAAAAAACGCAATCTGGATTTCCCAATTGGAGGTGACGTTGCCTTTGAATTAGTGATAGAAGTTCTAAATGAGGATGTCCCAGACTCAATCTTCAAAAGTCTGGTAGATGTTAATGATGTAAAGTTCGTATGGGATAAGGTCGAAGGCAATGTAGTTTGGTACAGAATAGTGCTAGATGACGAGAAAGATGCGGACTTGGCTAGTGTGTTGTGGAAAGGGAACGGAGTTTGGTCAATACAGGTGGCAGGGCTGCCTGAGGAATTTATTTCGGGTTACGATTTGGAGGACTTGCGAGCAGTCTTAAAAATAGCTGAGGGCAAGATTTATGATACCATAGAACAAATTCAGTATGTAATTAAAGCTAGAACAAGAAGATGAGCAGAATAAACACGACAGGGTTACACCCACTGACTGGAGAGCCAGTCCAAGTATGTTACGGATGGGATGAAGTACCAGGATTTGAGCCTGGATTTTTCTTCCAAGCATTTAGTAATGAGCCAGAGGATGTCGAGAATGACCCCACAGGACAAGGATTGATTGAGGATGAGGGATTTTTAGAGGGAATAAAAAGAGAGAGGTTGGATGAACTGGCGAGGTTATACAGCGTTGATATAGATTATAGCAAAATTTGAAACTTTCAACACATATACGCAGAGCAGGCGCAAAGTTGCCTATTGTGAGGACATACCTTGAGAGTTCTACATATTCAGTTGAAATACCTGAATATAATGTATTGGCAATATTTGAAAGAATTTTATTGAGAGAGGGTGTCTATATTTGGCAATTTAGAAAAACAAGAAAAATAAGAAAAAATTTGATAAGATGATGGTAATATACCCAAGAAACGGATACACGCTGTTTTTAAGCGATGACCCATCGGAGTTGTTCCGATATTTCGATGTAGATGAAATGTTCGGACTAAACATTCATGATTGTCTGGCCCATGAAAATACAAAATATAGTTCGTACATAGCAGGACTTTGTAATTTGTCGCCAATCAATCATGAGCCATTCGTATTCATCAACCTGAAAAGATGCTGGAGAGAAAAGGAAACGGCAACGCTGGTATTTCATGAAATGCTACATTTGTCGAAAGACATCAATGGTTCGCTGCTTGACGATGTAAATGAAGAACAAGTCATAAGTTGGGCTGAAGAGGAAACGATGGAGGTGATAAAAATTATAGAAGATGATAAGGGCACGTTCAGTGATAGATTTCTACAGGGTATGGTATGGGGGTTCATCGTAGGGGCGGTTGCCGGCATATTGATTGGGGTAATTATTTCTGGATATACAAATTAGCATAATCATAGCAATAACAAGTCGGAAGTGTAACATACAAGTATTATACTAGATGCGTTTGTATATGTAAACGGAAAATTGATTTAATATGGAAAAAGAATTGAAAGATGTACCAGAGGGTGTTACCGATAGGGAGGCATATGATGAATGGTTAAAATTGTCTAAACACCCGATATTGACTACAAAGCGTGTGGTTGAGCTGTCGGATGGAGAGGTGGTAAACTTGGCGTCATTTCCGCATATTATACAGAAACGAATACAGCACTTGCCTGTAAAGGAACAAACAAGTGTGATGGCGAAAAAAGACCTGTACTACAAAATCAACAACAAAGCAACGGCATTAAAGCGGGCAGCATTCGGGCTCAAGCAAGGGCGACAAGAGAAAGGCTCAGGACTGCTTGATTCCAAGCGTGAGGAAATGTTGGAGTATTTCGGGAGGATGTTTACAGTTGACGAGGTTCTGAAGATTGTAAACACAGAGTGGGGCATACCGATGAATAAACAGTCGGTGATGAACTTCAGAAAAGAATATGCGAGTGAGATTGAATCAAGGGTTGAAAAGTTTAAGGCATCATACTCAGACATCAGGCTAGGGGTGAAACGCAGTAGGCTGGAGGAACTAGTTTGGCTTTACAGTAAGCAAAAGGAAAAGTATGAGAACAGTCGGTCACGTGAAGATTACAAACTATTGCTAGTCACTCTGGAACAAATTCGCAAAGAGGCAGAGGGCGACAGATTGACCATTGATGGAAAGATTGATGTAAATTACGAAGCAACTATTCACGCACACCTGAGGGATGAAGTTTTCAAGTCAATGAACTTGAAAGAAATTATTTTGGGTAGGGTGTCCGCTAGAATGAATGTTAATCCAGTCAAGTTGATATTTTCACTCAACCAATCATTCTATGCGAAGTTCAGTAATGTTCTAGGTACATATGATGATGAAAGTCAGGGTGAGTTGATTTACCCAAGCCAGATGAACTACAACTTTGAAAAGATACAAAAGTATCAGGAACAGCGTGACCAAGAGGTTCAGGATGCCGTCATTGTTGAAGAGAGTTCGGATAAAAAGGATGAGGCAAAAGCAACCGATGCTAAAGCCAAGATGATAGAAAAATTGAAAATGAAACGTGAGGCGATGAAAGAAACCAAAGCCAACATAAATGCTGAAACCGAAATTAAGGGCAAAAATAAAAGAAAGTAACATGAATGAGATTTGGGATGAAATGAAAGCTGATGTGGCTAGATTGCTAGAAGTGTCCGTGGATAGAGTAGGGGTGGTTTGTAGCGAAGATGAGGATGAGGAAAAAGAATGGTTGTATTGGTATTACAGAAAAAAGATGCCAAAGTCAACATTACTAGAGTGGAACGCAATGATGGCGGTTAATTCAGATGTAATACCAAAATACGAATTGCGCATTCACGATGAGCACAAGTTCGTATCATACTATGCCGATGGAGGATGTATGTTTTATTTCTATGTCTTGGATGATACAGATATTACGGAATAAAAAGCAACATGGAAGACTGGATGAGAGAAATTCACCAACATAATCAAAATCGCATCGAAGCAATATTCAAGGGCATAGTCGGTGGCGAGGATGCCTTGATGAAGGCTAAAGAGAAAGACCCAAGACTTGAAAGAGCAGGTGTCGAGGGTTACAACAAACCGAAAAGAACACCAAGTCACCCTACCAAATCACACGTTGTGGTAGCCAAAGAGGGTGATAAAGTGAAAACAATCAGATTTGGAGAACAGGGGGCAGAAACTGCTGGTGACCCAAAAGAGGGCGAAAGTGAAAGAATGAAGAAAAAAAGAGCATCATTCAAGGCACGACACGCAAAGAACATTGCGAGGGGAAAAATGTCTGCCGCATATTGGGCTGATAAAGTTAAGTGGTAAAAATAAAATAACATAGAAAGATGGCAGCTAAAAAACAAACAACAGCCGAAAAGTGGACACCAAGTTCCAAGAAAAGCAATCCTGGAGTTCATGCTAAAAGTAAGTCCAGCGGAAGCAAAACCAGCAAAAACTACAAAAAGCCATATAGGGGGCAGGGGAGGTAGTGCGCATCCATTTCCCAGTGTTTCCAAGTGTCCTCCATAGTGAGGACATTTTTTTTACAAAAAAGATTGAAAAAAATTTTGCCGTTTGTAAATTAACACGTACCTTTACTTCAGAATTGATTGTTAAACTAATTAAAAAACAAAAAAAGATGAAGTCAACGAAACTAAAATTTTTACTGTACACCAACCCTAACAATGTGACGAATAGAGCATACACTGCGACAGGAGCACTAGATGTTAAACAGGTATTGAATGGCGCAAGGAACTACCCAGATAGTTACACAATACTGTATCAAGGAAAGGGGAATGAAGAGGATGTAAAGAAAGCGCAATCAATGTTTTCATATTATCAATTTTAATCTATAAAGTCATGAAAAAGCTAAATTTCGACAAGCTGATGGCGTTTGAGCCTACAGTTTACACTGAGTTCGTGAACTCTCAAGGAAAAAAGGTTCAACTGTGCGAGCACCCAACTAGAGGGGATGAGGCACCTGTTCTGGTAGTGTTTCCCGATGACAAACTTGCGTTTGAGTCGGACTTTTGGGACACGGAGGATATGACTGCGGAGCATGGCGAGTATGAGCCTGTTCTTGACGGAACGAATTGTGTGTGCGGATTTGAATTACAATAACCTATTAAATTTCATAAAATGGACAAGTTCAGAATTAAGGAAGCAAAAAACGAAAGAGTGAGCAGCAATGGTGAGAAAGCCAGCTGGTTCTATCCACAGGTCAAAGGCAGTCTGTGGTTTTATCGAAACATCAAACCTAGCGAAATGCCTGGTGATGAGTTCAGTGGGTTCGTAGTACGATTTGCCCAGCTGAGTTCAGCGATGAATTTCTTACATCGTTATGCCGAAGTAAAAGGCATCGAAAGAAAAAAGCAAGAAAGCGGAGTGCGTTACCACTCTGATGAAACTATCATTCACGAAGTAAAGGGGTGGTAACGCACCCCAATTTCTAAACTGTAAAAAATTTCAAAAATGGAAAATTTCAAGTACAACGCAGAAACGAATTTATCTGACTCAGATGCGGGCAGAAAATTACACCACACCCTGTTCTATCCAAAAGCGGAGGAACTGATTGGCTACATTTCACAAGCCATGAAACACAAGAATGCTGATTTCAGATTTTTCGGAAAAAACGACATCTGGCCAGCCGTGAACAACATCGTCAGAAATTGTTACGACAAGTCGCAAGATAGCGGAGTGATACACATCAACTATCTTTATGAGGCGGTTGAGGAAGTTGCTGAGATAGTTGACCGCATTAAGTTCTGGAAAAGCCTAAATGAGCCGAAAGGCAATAAAGGGCATTTTGAACGTCAGGGTGTTCAGTTCTTGGAAACTGATAATGGCGATGAGAGGTTCATCGGAGTTGCGACATTGGAAGAGGACTATGAAGATGGTGACTCTGATTGTTATGAAACTGCGGGCGGTTACAGATGTTTTGTAGCAACTCAAGGAACGGATGTTGAGTTGAGGCTCAATAAGGATTTAACTGTAAGATGTTCGTTTGACTCTCACTGTACAATTGACCATTACAATAACAACTTTGGCGGAGTGTCGACAGGCAACGGAACAAGAAAGTATGAGCTGGGCCAGAGGGTTGAGAAACGAGGGGTGACCATGGGTCGGGAGTTCATCGACAAGAATTGGACCAGACGCAAGGCGATGGTAGATGTTCAGGTGATAGATGTTGAGCGTGCTTTACAGCTCATTAGAGGATGGTATCCTGAATTAGCCAGCGTTATACTAGGAGAGCAGTTATCAACCACTAAAAACTAAAATAGCCATGGAAACGACACAAGTAAAGACACTAAAGGCGAATGAGTACGTCATAAACTATTACGGAACGCAATTTGAGATAAAGAACACAACTAAAGTTCTTGCCCTACACGTGAGTGGTTCGGGGCATACCGATAGGTCAGGAGGGTATTATGGCGCATCAATGTATGAGTTATACATACCGAACAAAAAGGATTTCGGAAAGACATTGATTCAGGTCGGTCACGGACTATCAAATTACAACGGAGGGGATGTCAACTGTAGATATTTCCTGAACGGACTGGAGTACCACGTAGATGGTTTTGATGTTGACCAATTGTTTAATAAAATTTTCAAAAAATCATGAGAGCACAAGTCGGAGATATAGTTGAGTTCAGCCTAGATGGCAGGACAGAAACAGAAGTGGTAACGCACGTGGAGGGCGAAGTTATTGAGGGTCAAGTTTACGATTTGACGAATGTAGATTTCAAGGTCATAGGGCACGATTTATTTGAGTGCCCTGAGGCCATACCTGACGTGGTTAGTAAAGTTCTGGAGCGGTTCAGTGAAGAGGACATAGAAACCTATGAGGGATGCGCCAAACTTCAAAAGGAATTGGAAAAGGTCGGTTACACCATAGACTGGTACTTGGATGCTGTTCCGTACAATTTACGGAAGATGGATTTGAATTTGTTCGCTAATGACGACAGGATTGTTTCTGATGAAATTACGGAGTTGGATGTTAATGAGGTATTCGTTTTTGGCTCCAATCTTCAAGGTCATCATCTAGGTGGAGCGGCAAGAATAGCGCATGAAGATTTCGGAGCAGAATGGGGTTTGGAAGAGGGGATGTCTGGAAACACATACGCCATACCCACTGTAGATTTGACTACCAAAAATCAAATGTCTCTGGAGGACATTTCGGTGTTCGTGCATAGGTTTAAGGAGTTCGCCAGAACCAATACAGGCAAGACATTTCTAGTCACAGCGATAGGCTGCGGAATAGCTGGATACACGCCAGAACAAATAGCACCGATGTTTAGGGATTGTATTGTGATGAGCAACGTAAAATTGCCGGCATCGTTTTGGGAAGTAATTATCAACTTGAATAAAAATTAAGAGTCATGTGGAGCAAAATTTTTGTAGCATTAATAACATTCATCATCACCATCATGGGATATGTTTACATCACGAGTAGATACGACATCAAAGCCAAGTCGGAAAATCAGTACAAGTCAGTGTCCTCAAAAATGTACAAAACTAGCGAGGGCACAACCATAGAAGTCATTGATGGAATAGATGAGTACAGAGTTATTGTCAGCGGTGATGGAGCCATGTGGGTTTATCCTAAAGAAAGTGTTTTTGGAGAATAAATTAAAATTATGATAGTGAGGCTTTGCCAAGTTCAGATTAACAAAACAGACACGTGCCTGACCTATGTTCTAAAGAGGTCGGGCATTAGTCCATCTTTGTACCAGTATGAGAACATAGATAAGGGATTTGATATATCATCATTTTCCTCCATAGATAAATTGGAATATGGCGACATAGTTCTATGGGATGCTAATGCTCATCAAGCCGAAATGGCGGTTGCCATAGACAAAAACGGATTGCTTACAATAATGGATGTTTGGGCTAGGGTTCATTTTGCAATTTACGAGGGGAACGGAATGATATCAGATTGTTCTAGGAGAGATAACATAAGCAGTCTGCCAAGGTTGCGGATGCGTAAATTGGAAGAGGTTGAACGTATGCCTGATAAAGTATTAAAGTTCAAATTTTATTGATATGGGAAAATTTAACAAAGGCGATGTTCCTTGGAATAAGGGTTTGAGTGGATTCAATCCATCACCACAAACACAATTCAAAAGCGGAGAAAATCATGTTGGCGAAAATCATCCATCATGGAAAGGTGGAGTACAAGTCATAAAAAATGATTGCGTACACGTATGGATAGGAAACAAAGAAAGGCAGCGCAGACCAAAGGTAATTTGGGAAAAAACAAACGGAAAGTTGCCGAAAGGATATGTGTTGTATCATATAGATGGAAATAGATACAATGACGATATTTCCAATCTGGAAGCAATAACTAGGGCAGAATTATTAAAGAGAAACCGAAAAACAAAATCAAATGTATAAGTGCTGTATTTGTAATAAGGAAATGAGTGGATATGGGAACAACCCAGAGCCAGTTATGGAAGAGGGTGAATGTTGCGATGAATGTAATTTAATCGAAGTTTTGCCGGCAAGGATTTCTATGATACATGAAAAAAATACCGATAACATGAATAAAATTTGTAAGCGTTGTAATAGACAAACTGGCCCAGACCAGCATAGCGGTTGTGACCAAAGCGACAAAAAGGATTGCGCTTGGTTTGTTGATACTTTCAATAAAAATCATACCGATGATTTCAACAAAAATTCTAAAGAACAAATAAAAAACAATCAAGATGGCAAAGACACTTTTGGAGTTTGAAGGGGAACTGTTTGACGTTATGGCAGTTTTCAGAGTTACTAGGAAACAGATTTGGAACGAACAATCTGAGCAAATAGATTTTTGTATAGTGCTGAATGAGGATTTGCCTGAGAAGTTCGTTTTGAAAGATTGGGTGTTTCCGTTCAGGACACAGGAGTTGAGAGATAAGAAATTTGCTGAACTAAAAAACAAAATGGCGCAATTAGAACACATAAACATTCTCTGAAAATGGAAGCAAAAATTATCAAAACTGACGGAAGTGTCGAGGTCGTAAAAAATGACGACAAAGAAGCATCACTGGAATTTCTTCAAAAGGCTGTCGATGGATACATCGAAATAGTTTGGCTTGATGAGAACACCCTAATGGTGGTTAATGAAGAGGGAAAATTGTTGAACAAACCACTCAATGAAATAGCCACGCAAGTGTTCTATGAAAAGACACGGAGGTTCAATGATTGTATTGTAGGCAATGCGGTAGTGTTAGACAAAAAATATCTGAGATGAAAATAAAAATTAAAAAACTAGATGATAGGGCGGTGATACCAACCTATGCTAAAAAGGGCGATGCCGGCATGGACTTAACAGCTATCCAAATTCATATGGACTCAAACGGAAAGTTCGTTCAGTACCACACTGGTCTGGCTATGGAAATTCCAGAGGGGTATGTTGGGTTGCTTTACGCAAGAAGTTCAGTAACAAAAAAAGATTTGATTTTGAAAAACTGCGTAGGAGTAATTGACTCAGGATATAGGGGAGAAATTTGCTTGCGCTTTCAAGTCACAGGAGCAAACCTACATGGTAAAGACATCTACAAGGTAGGGGAGAAAGTCGGTCAAATAATCATCCAACCGATACCATTTATTGAGCTTGAGGAAGTTGAAGAACTAGAGGAAAGCGAAAGAGGTGAGGGTGGATTTGGAAGCACTGATACCAATACGGAACAACAAACTAAAACATCAAACATATGAGCATCATCGGAAAGAAAATAGCATTTTCATACTACATTGAAAATGAAAGAGTAGAGGGAACAGGTGTAGTGTTAGACAAAGTACAATCAACAGACAGAGTATTTGATAAAAATGGAGATGTGCTATTTGTTTCGCCACAAGACATCTATTTAATACGCAAGGATGATGGCGATTGTTTTTGTCTGAATCCATTTAATGTAATAAAAGTTTTTTGAAAATGAAAAATCCAATCAGATTAAGAACAAACAGTCACTCAGGTCAACATTTCGACATTTACTTGTACGATGATAAGGCAATTTTTGAGTCTGACGTAGATGAGTTGATGCACCAAGATGTATCAGACATTATCTTTTCGGGGGCAACGCACGATTTGCTAGAACAAAACGGAAAAATCACCGATGGAACTCACGTGTCATTTTATGACGAGGGAATGCGTGAAACGAAATTCGGAACAGTGGTTGAAAAAATGTCCACTCCACACTTGGTAATTCGTGAGGACAAAACCAACAATCAATTTGTAGCGCATCGGAGGCACGTCCAGTCAACTCAACCAACATTTTCTGATATAGCCAAAATGTTCATTCAAAAGATTAAGGAATACAATTACAGAAAATATGACTTGGGGGTGATTAAGCTACAAGGAAAGACATTTATGACAGCAGAGGAAAGTCTGGCTGACTTGGCAAATAAGGCTAGATACATAATCATGACAAACACATCATACTAAAATGGATTATTTACCATACGAAGTTACGGAACAACCTGACGCTGTAGAGCAATATGTAATAAAAGCTATGCTGGCTTGTAGCATGGATTACAAAATGACTGAAGTTCAGTCCAAATATCTTATCATCGGACTTTTGGAAGAGAAAGAAATTGAGCCAAATAAAGAGCTGGATGATTTCTATGCTAGAATGAGGTCGCATTCGCTAGGTTTGATGATACTAGAGCAGAGGTTGTCGGAGTTCGGAATAACACTTTCAAAATCTGCGTCATTGTTCCTAGCAACTACATTGTCCACGCCAGCAAGGGCGGTCATGTACGCAACATTCATAGCTTACAAATGTAGAGAAAAATCCATTACTCACGTTACATGCTTTCACCTTTCAGTGGATATGTTCCCAGATGGATTTTTTTCCGAAAGGGAGTTGGAACAGATTTGGACAAAGCAAAAAGTAAAAATTCCAAACTCAGGAGCATTTTCGGACAATCTATTGGACTACAGTACAGCGTTTATTTCGATAAGAAAAAAAGATGCGTAAATGAAGAATGCTCACTATATTGTTTTTGATTGCGAGACAGGCGGTCTGGAGCCAATGAAAAATCCCATCACTCAGATAGCTTTGTTGACTGTTGATGGAGACAGCCTGAAAGAAATTAACAGATGGGAAACATTCGTCAAGCCTTATGATGACCTAGAAATTACGAAAGAGGCATTGAACACTACAGGCTTAAAAATGGCGGATATAAATGCGGGGTTGAGTAAAAAGGATTTGGTGAATAGTTTGATAACTTATTTTAAGGAGTCAGCACCGAACAGCCGACCAGAGAACAGACCAGTCTTGGTAGGACACAATGTTCAGTTCGACATGGGATTTTTGAACTACATTTTTAACACGTTGTCGAAAAATGTTTTTGATTATGTTAATCCAACGCAGATTGATACGATGGCTTTGACGAAGATGTACGGAAAAACGGAAAGGCTGAAGTTGGAGATTGCTTGTGCTGAGTTTGGGATAGTCCTAAAGAATGCGCACAGCGCAATGCCTGACGTTATAGCCACCACAGATTTGCTGAAGCAGTATGTGTCGATGTTACGGAGTTCGGAAAAGAGTTCAGGCAGTTCTGCCAAAGATAAAGTGGTAAAATCAAGAGTAAAATTTCAATTTTAATATATGGACAGTAAAAAGTACATCATGATTGGGGGCAATGACCCAGAAATGGCCAAGGCGGTAATGGAAGCATTACAAGAAAAAGCACCTGAGGCCATAATTTACGAATTGGACAACAATGAAATGTCCTATCTAGCTGGAAGGCGAGCAGACAAAGTCAGCGATGAGGTAGTGGTAGGATTTCTTGAGGATGAGCAGAACAAGGCACAGGCTAAAGAGATTGCCCGCCAGTTCTTCATCCGTTGGGAGCAAGAGTTCAGCGAGGGATTTGTTAAAATTAGCGAAATGAAGAAAATGACAAACTTCAGTTGGAGCAAGTTTAACAACATAATCGCAACGCTGGATATGTTCGGGTTCATTTCTTGGGAAGATGAGCAAAGAAAGGCATTAAAGGTCATCATGGACCAAAGTGAAATAAAGGCGAACAAAAGACGTGAAATACAACTACACCTTGATGTAATAAAGGGGAAGTTGATTGATTATCAGAAATTTCTAACCAATCAAAAAGACATCGACAAGTTGGAAACGATGAAAAAACGAATGGTTATCAGCGTATGAACATATCACAAGAGGACTTAAAAATCATTTCCAAATACCAAAATGCCTTGTCGTTTGAAAAAATTGATGAGGCATTTCGTATTGTGGATGAGATTATCAACAACTTGGATGATGCCGGCACCAAGGAGTTGTTTGGAGGTTACGAAAAGGATGTGGATGAGATTTATTCCATAATCTTGGAAGAGGTTTTCAATGTAATTTACGGAAAGCAAAACCAACTACAGCTCAAACTAGGCTATTTCGATACACTCACAAAGACCATAGAGGAAACTTTGTGTATTGAAAATCTGACCTATTTCATTTTGAGTAAAATGCCGCAGTTTGAAATGAACTGGCACCATCTGGAATGGGGAGATATGGCGATGCGTTACAACAAACTCAACGTAATTGCCGCACGTGACCACGGAAAATCATTCTATTGGAGTAATGCGTATCTGGCTTGGAAGTTATACCGATACCAGCCAGTCACAGGGTTCTCCAGACCACGCCATGATTTAGCATTATCCAAGCGTGGATTTCTATTTTCATTTTCATTACAACAGGCGGTTGACCTTTTGGATATTTTGAAAAGCACGATTGAAGAAAATGATGATTTGCGTGAAAGATTATTTCCAGGTCGGAACGATGGATGGGCAAAAACTGATATAGTTTGTAAAAACGGAGCAAGGATAACAACCAAAGGCTTTGGTTCATCAGTACGTGGTGCTCACCCTGGATATATTGTGGTTGATGATGGATTAAAGGACAACGTGATTTACAGTTCGGTTCAAAGAAAAAAGTCCATAGATTATTTTCACGCTGTAATCATGAATATGATTGTGCCCAAAGGTCAAGTTATAGTGGTTGGAACTCCATTCCACGCTAATGACCTATATGGAGATTTGAAAAGCAAGGAGGGGTGGCACGTGAGGGAATATCCAGCCATATTTCCGAATGGAGTCATACTATGGCGTGAGCGTTGGGGATTTAAGGAGTTGATGGAAAAGAGGTCAACACAGGGCAACATAATCTTTTCAAGGGAAAATTTATGTAGGCCAGTTACCAATGAGTCATCAATTTTCCCTCAAGATGTAATTGAAAGGGCATATGTGAGGATGGAGGACTACACATTTGTACGTGCTAGAACAGCTTACAAAATGAAATTCGATAGGGTGGTGACTGGTATTGACTTTTCGATTTCCAGCTCAGTTGGGGCTGACTACACAGTCATCATCACCGCTGGAGTAGATGAGAATGAGAATATGTGGTTGATGAATGTTACTAGATTTCGGGGCAAGTCTTTTGCTGAACAACTAGCAGTCATAAAACAAATCAACGCATCGTTTCAGCCTGATATAATGGTAATGGAGAATAACGTATTCCAACAGATTTTTGTACAAGAGTCAGAGAGGGCTGGATTGCCTGTCGAGGGTCATACGACAGGAAGCAACAAATATGACCTAAAGGCAGGATTGCCTGGACTAGCAATTTTGTTTGAGCGTGGCAAAATACGGATACCAAGAGGCAATCAGGAGTCAATAGACATTTCTGATTCACTTGCTATGGAACTTTCATCTGTTACATGGACTGATAAAGGATTGGAGGGTGTCGGAGAACACGATGACCAAGCTATGGCGTTATGGCTTACATCAATAGCAGCGAAAAAAGTCACCACTGGATTCAAGTTCAAATTTCTTTAGTAAGTATTTCATAGTTAATTAGTTCATGAAGCTATCTCATGGAGAGGAACTATATCAAAAGCTAAAATTGACCAAAATTATAGCTGAAAGCAATGTTGAAAATGCTATGAGAAAGGCTATTGAGCTGAAAGAAAGGCTGGAAGAGGTCGAAAAGGAACTTGAAAATCACATAAAAACACTGGAGATTTCCCAGAAAAAACTGGAGGATTTCATAAATTCGCACCAGCCCAACTCAAAATTTTTCAAAGAAAATTGTTAAAAAATTTTGTCGTTTGTAAATTTTTACATACCTTTACTTCAGAATTGATTGTTAAACTTAAAAAAACGACAAATGGCAACCAAGAAAAAAATCGCAAAAGATGCCCAAGAGTGGTATCAAATGGCAAGACAGGACTGGTCCAAGTGGAACAGTAAAGCTCACGCTGAGGATGTAATCAGTTGGGTGGACTATCTAGGGGAACTTGTAGGCAGTGTGATATATGGCTACAGAGTAGTAATGGATGATTACAGTAGTAATGGGTATTCAGTAAGGAGGGCGGTGTTATGAGTAGAAGAATGCACATAGAATTCAAGAGCAACTTTGGGATGATTTCGGGGAACACCATAGATGCTGCCTTCAGAGTTATCAAGAGGTTTGATAAGTCAGCGTTCCAACACTATGAGAAGCATTGGGACAACAGAGCAAGGATTTTTAGCCTATGGGTAACATCGGAAAAAACACCGCAAGAGTTAAGGGAACAGCTGACCCACTTTATTCAGCGTTATGATTATTTGTATTTTTATTTAACTGTAAAAAATTAAAAGATGGAAACAACACAAGAAACAAGACCAACCACAGAACTAGAAAAAAATGTTTGTGAGTATTTGAATGACTTGAGAGAGTCAGGAGTGACTAATATGTTCGGAGCAGCACCATATGTTGAGGATGAGTTCGGACTCAATAAAGGTGAGGCAAGACGCATCGTGTCTTTATGGATGAAGAACTTCAATCCAGAGGGTAATTATGAAACTGTAAAAAATTAAGAACATGGAAAAAGTAATTGACAAAATCAGAAAAGTATTGGCTCATGCGGAGTCAGCTAGAGCAATGGGCTCAATAGCAGAGGCAGAAATTTACGCCAGAAAGGTACAACAGTTGCTCAACGAATACAATCTGAGTAAAGCAGATTTGACGGAGGATGAAGTGCGTGCTGAAATAATACACGACACGATGCCTCTGAAAGTGCCTGGAATTGGAGGTCGGAGTAGTTTTGACGTAATGAGCGTTGTAGCCAAGTTTAATTGGTGTAAGGCTTACACGATGGGGAATGCTAGCGAAAACAAAATGATTATTGTAGGCAGTCCAGATAACATCGAAGTATGTAAATACATTCACACAGTTGTGATGCCTGTGTTCCTAAAGGTCGGAAAGGAAAAGTACAAGGAATATGCTAGACATAATCCAACTGCGGTCGGTCAAGATACCTTTATGAGAACTTTCTTGAAAGGTTGTGCGGATGGGCTTTATTCAAAATTCAAATCAGAGCGTGAAGAGTTTGAAAAAGCTAATGAGAGTTCTACAGCTATTATCAGAACGAATGAGGTGGTGATTTCCGATTACGTCACTATGACTTGGGGTGGTAGCGGAACTGGTCGTAAAACTAACTATTCAAGTGCGGGTGGCGCATATAGTTCAGGAAAGGAAACTGGCAAAAGCGTGACAATAAATAAAGCGGTAACAGGAACTTCAAAACCAGTTACTAGAAAGATGCTCAACTGAGCTTGGAACATTTTAGTTTCAATCAATTCTGCGGTGATAGGGTGGCTGAAAGGTCACCCTATCTTTTTTATGATTAACAGCTATTACTTGATAAAGCAAAAACATTTAGAAAATATGACAAAAGAATTTCTAACAGCAGAGGACTTTGACGGCAAAATAAATTTGTCTGGTTTTACCAATATCGAAAAGGGAATGACGATGAAGGATTTTCAAAAGAAATATCCATCTGAGGCATATTTGGTTTTTGAAAAAAGTTCTATTGAAGCCTACATTAAGAAAGTGAACGACACTGTTGGTGGAACCATCGTCAAAGGCGGTTTCAACGACACACAAGAAGCAAATGACCTTGTTCTAAAGGCTAAAGAAACTATGAGCCAGATGGCGAAAGTAAAGGTGGCTGATGGACTTGGTTCTTTCAAGCATGTTTACGTTTTGGAGAAGTCTCATGTGACTGATGCGTTTTCATACGGAACGAATGCTTTCAAATTTTCAAAATCTGGAAAAGACATCATCATGAAAGTGATGGATGAAAAAAACAGAATTGAAAAAGAGAACATGGGTATTGAAAAACAAATTTCGGAGTGTCAGGAACACTTCACAACCATGCCGACAGAAAAGCCATATTTGTACGGAGTAAAGGAACGTGTTAAGGTGCCATACAAGTTGTTTAACTGGAACCAAACTTATTACTCAAACCAGACTGGCGAGGGCAAAGCAACAATCTGTGGAGAGTCAGGCTCTGATTGTCAACCTTGTAATAGTCAAGAGGAAGCAGATACCAACGCAAAATACAACAGACTGGTTCACGATTGGATTGATAACTGTGCTGAAATTTTGACTCTGGAATTGTACGAAAATCACATCCAAGAGAACAAAACGTATGAGTTGACGCCAGACCAAATGTTGGCTTTGAAATTTTAATAACTAACAAAAGATAAAGCGATGATTGCTAGCAAAAGAGCAGCTGTAGTTCAAGAATATCTGAACTCATTACCTATGCCGATTACGGATGATGTCGGTGGCGGAGTTACTTATGTAGGATACACAGAGGATTTAGGAGTGAGAGAGAGTGAGCCGAAATGGTTAATCATTCGTATCACTGTAGTTGGTGGTCTGACTAGACCAGAGTATGCCAACGGAAAATCAACATTTGAAAGCGCATGGTCAAATAGGACTTCATTAACATATTCACGATGATATTTTTTGACTATCTGTTAAACAGATTGCGATTAAAAGATGAGTCAGATGGCGGTGGCGGTGGCGGTGGTACTGTCGTTCTGACCGCACTTCCATTTTCAGCTGACCATTCAGATGCTACTGGCAACCCATATCTCATCGGGGATTTAGTTTGGTACAGAGGACAGATTTATGTTTGTATAGCGAACAATGATTCAATACCACCAACAGACGCAAGTTATTGGCGCAGTCTAGGTGTTGGATATTCATTAAAAGAGCAGCCTGTTGATTGGAATTCAACAGATGGAAATAATCAAGTTTTTAATAAGCCATACATTCCTGATGAGCGTTTGATAAGTCAAATTGTAGCCGACATTACAGATTTGTGGCAAAACAAGCGTGACGTCACTGCTCAAAAAAATTCTATTCAGGATGATGGAGGGTACATACAGCTGGTTGCTGATGAGGAATTGCCAGACCCAAATAAAGTATATTCAACCGATGCTTTTGGAAATAAGGGTTGGCATTTTCTGAACTCACTAAACACAGGACTTTTTGCTCAAACAACAGATGGTCAAATAATTGCTAACACTACAGTTGCGGGCGAACTGATTGGGGCAGGGGTAGGGAGTTTGTACGTGCGGGCAGATGGATTTAAGGTCGGTGATTCATTTGAAGCAATTTTGAGCGGAATATTGTCAACTCAAAACGGACATTTACTTAAAATAAACATAACATCGGGCACGCAACTTTTGGCTAGTAGTGGTGAAATGTCAATGAGTCATGCCACTAATGGAACATTTCAGATTAGAATGTCATTTACAATCAATGAATTAGGTGTGTCTGGGAAAATCAGTTGTTTTGGTTCTATATTATACACCGATAACCAAGGACAACTAAAAGGGATGATGTTTAGCAGCGTTGAAGCTTTGGATACAACAATTCCAAATACCTTGTCAATAACAGCGCAATGGGGTCAGACTGAAATACATGACTCAATCCAATGTAAGAATTTTACACTTCATAGAACATACTAAATTTACAAAGTTTAGTATGTTACTTTCAAAATTGTAAACATTTCAAAATTATGATGGACATTGCTATTAAAGCAGGAACACCTGTATCAATCAGGTCAAGGGATGGTGAAGTTTTATTCGGAAAATATGTCAAGGCTGGCAGAAACGGATATCACACCATTGAAACAGCGGATGGTCGGAAGTTTGACCGACAAATGAACAAAATCAAATTTGTTTCTCCAGATGATATTCAAGTGGTAGGCAATCAAACAACAACTGACATCGGAGAGCAAGTTGTTCCTTTGACGCCACCAAGTCAATTCAACATCAATGACAAGTTTAGATTTCTTGAGAACATGATTAAAATGGTAATCAAGAAGACAGCCGTGTCTATGATAATCACTGGCGAGGGCGGTTTGGGAAAATCCTACACTGTAAAACAAGAAATTCTCAAAAAGCAATTAGTTGAGGACTATGATTTCATCATCGTCAAAGGGTACTCAACGCCACGTGGATTGTATAGAACACTTTATGAAAATTCAGACAAGCTGATTGTTTTTGATGATTGCGATGAAGTTTTGAAAGACCCAACGGCAAAAAATTTATTGAAAGGTGCTCTGGACTCATACGATGAGCGCAGAATACATTGGATAACTAGTAAAGAGTTGCCTGATTTGCCATCTGATTTTGTATTTGAGGGGCGAATAATCTTCATCAGCAATTTACCGCAAGAGAAAATTGACCAAGCAATTCTATCTAGGTCAATGAGTATTGATTTGACGATGACCAATCCTGTTAAAATTGAAAGGATGAGGGCAATACTAGGACACATCAGACCAGATGTGTCGATTGAAGAGAAAGAGGAATGTCTTGATTTGATAGAGGAATATCATAAAAGTTGTGGTGACTTGAATTTTAGGACTTTGATAAAAGTCATTAGTATGCGAGTTGACCCAGAGAATGGAGAGGATTGGCGAGATATGGCTGTTTATGCTATGACTAGTACAGTTAATTAAAAACGGAATAAAAATGGCTAGAAACGAAAGTAAACCACACAGACCACTTTACGAAATTGCGGCTGAAGTCAGGTCGGATTGGAAAAAGGTATATTTTGGCGCTGAACCATACCTAGATGCGATGTCTAGTTTGAATCAGGTCGGGGATAATTACGGAATGGACACAGGTGATTCCATCGTGAGATATTTCCTATCCAACGCAGCAACTTGGAGAGGGGAAGTTGCGAAACGTGTTAAAAATGAGCTGAAAAAAATTATTTCATGATTTTTTCAAAAAAAGTTTGAAAAAAATTTTGTAGATTGTAAATTTACATTTACCTTTACTTCAGAATTGATTGTTAAACTTAAAAAATTTCAAAAACATGACACTAGCAGACTTAATCACCGCAAAAGCAATCCAGAGTAAAAAGGATGGAAGAATGGCAACCTTTCTAGGATTGGAAAATGACCTTGTTGTACTAGAAATGGAACAACTGGGTAAAAGAAAGTTCCACAAGGATATAGTGGAGCAAGGATTTGTAGCTCACCTTGACAACATCTCATTAGTTAAGGGATGGGTTGCTAGACAGCTAGGGCGCACGGATGTTCCTTGTGACGATACTATGGTTTGGAAGCTATCTTGCAAGACCTATGACTTCATGAGTAGGAGATTTCCCACGCTGACTAATGTAGAATGCTACAGCGCAATCAGGGAGTTACTACCAAGTAACAACGAACAAGAATAAAACAAAGGGGGGTGAAATGCCCCCCATTTTTTTTAACAAAGTTAATAACTAAAACAATTTGAAAATGGAAAATTTTAAGCAGCTTTGCGTATGGCCTGGTGTAATACTGGCTGATGAAGATGGACAGTTCAGTTTCCAAGAATTTGAGAACTGGATTGCGGAAAAATTTAACGGAGTTCGTATCAAGATGGCAGAGGAAGTTAAGACCTTGCCTGACCAAGATATGTACGGAGTGGCGGTGCCCGATACAGGCAACCGAAATGATTTATTTTTCTTTGTGCATGATGAGGATGTAACGAAGTTTGCCGTACCAAGACTTCAGGCTGGAATAAGATGGTGGGAAGATGTGCTTGGTAACGGAGGGGGCAGATTGTATCCTCAACACATTTTAGACAAATATCCCAAAACTTGGTAACCATGGCACAAATGAATATAAGGCTAGACTGCCCTGAATGTGGCGGTGAGGGAAAAGTAGAAGTTGGACCAACATGCTTCAAGCCGATGTCTATGTGTTGTGGCGGATGTTATGAAACTCACGAATGTGAGGAATGCGGAGGGGATGGATATAAGGATGTAGATGCTGGCGACATAGACCTGTATGAGTTGGTGGAGAGGTGTATTAAAGATTACTCCAGAATGGCGTGGTCTGATTGTAAACTGACGCTGGATGATGAGGACTATTTCGTCACTCTCAGATACCTAGATTTCAAACAACTGACAGAACAGCAAATCAAGTCTATGAATTTGCCTGAGGGAATTAAGGTTGAGTTGGTGGTGAATGTAAATGATGAGAATAAAGCGGAGGATGGACGAACCATTTTCCGCTATTTGTATGAATATAAAATAAAGTTTGAAGATGGAAACGTGGAAACTAGCAATTCAGAAGCAACTCAAGGAAGCAACTAAACAACATTGTATAGGAAGCAACTTGAAGGAACTTTGTAACATTCTTTTGGATGGAGATACAGAGTTTAAGTTAGTGTACTCATCAGGTAGAGCGCAGTACACTAGAGTGAGATTTGTTCCTCAGAAAGTCGGTAAAGAAACCACGAGGTTGATACTGATTAACTATGGAGCGAAATTGTTAAACTTTCTAAAATTGTAAATTATGAATTTCAAAAATGTAACTAGCATCACAGCCTTGATACTTGCTGTTGTTGCGCTTGGCGTTTCGCTAAAGTTGAGAAAGACAGTAAAGCAAAATGTAAGTTATGAACTCAACATCACTTGCGATGAAGACACCTTGACGATAGAGAATGTAGAAAAGTTTGTAAAGCGTTGTAAGTTTGAGCACCCAGAGGTAGTTGTAGCTCAGGTTATGCTAGAAAGCGGAAACTTGAAATCATCTGTTGCTAAAAACAACAACAATTTAGTCGGGATGAGATTGGCTGCTCAAAGACCAACTACAGCTATTGGTAAGAAAGATGGCTATGCGATTTATACTAGCTGGAAAGAATGTATGATGGACTATCTTATTTGGCAATGTAGGTACGCCAAAGGGTTGACTCAAGATGAGTATTTCGGAAAGCTACAATCTGTATATGCCTCTGACAAAGTTTATGTGGAGAAATTAAAAAAAATCATCAATGGAAGAATTTAGAACAGCTTATGGTATGAAGTCTTGGGGGAATGCCCTACCATCATCGGACAAGGAAGTGGATGATGAAAATCTAGGTTTATTTTTTCAAACCATGTTTGAGCGACAAGAAATATGGCACCGCAGATTTGTAAAGAATGAATCAAGACCATGGAGCCAAGACCCATTTATGTCCAATCATAAATTCACAAATGTTTTTCGGGAACTGGACAGACATTCGCAGTGGCAAATAAAGCACGTTTTGATGGAGCCAAATAGTCGAAAGGACTTGGTTTGGAAAATCATGCTTTTTAGGATATTTAACTGCCCTGAAACATTTGAGTGGATAGGTAGCCAGAAAAAATCTTTTGATGGTATGTTTCCAAGCTATGACCAGTACGATAAGGGTGAGTGGGCTGAGTTGATATACGGATACAGAGAAACTGGAAACAATCCTTATACAAATGCGTATCTGATAAATTCACAGGCTTGTCCTGGTGCGAAAAGAGATTGGTGCTACACGCAAGTAGTTGTTCCGTCAATACATTCTGCTATCCCAAAAATAAACAAACTGCTATTGAGCGCAAAAGAGCCAAAGGAGTTAATAAGCTATTTGAAAACATTGCCGGCAGTTGCTGATTTTATTGCTCATGAATTTTATCAGGACTTTACATATGCGCCAAGATATTCAGGAATACAACTGATGAAGTTTGACCAAGATGATTTTACGAATGTTGGACCAGGTGCTTCCATCGGCATTCGGTTAATTTTTCCGTCATTAAGTAAGGGCGAACAGATAAAAGGAATTTACATGTTGCGTGACATGGCCAAGGCTAAACTTGCTGAGATAGGTGATTTCAAATACTTGGATTGGGATAAAGAAAATAACAAATATAAAATAGTTACACCAAAAGAGGGTAAAATTACATTACACCAAATAGAAATGTGGCTATGCGAGTTCCAGAAGTATTGGAAGATGAAAATTGGAGAGGGAAAGCAACGGAGTGTGTTCAGTCCGCAAACAACAGAAGTTTACGTTACAAAGCAGTAAGTGAATTTAGTCTGACCAATACGGAAGTAGAACATTACACTAGAGTGGCTGAATTGTTGAACACTGATGTTAACAGTTTAGTCACTTTTTCATTTTCGGAGCAAGATGATGTAGAGTGTTTCATGGATGTAGTCAATTTCATTTACTCATCAAAATCATCTGAAACGTACTCAATACCAGATAGTTCAGGCGGTGAAAATGAAATGATAGTGAAAATGAAATCATGGCGCATTTTCATTCATCATTCATCTGATGACGACATCGAAATAACTTTCATCAACAAGCACATAAATAAGTTCAAGCGACAGTTATTAGATAAACAAAATTGAAAAATCCAAAAGTCATTAATTATGATTGATAAGAAAATACAAGAGCAGATTGCGCTCAGAAAATTAACAATCCTCAAAGGCTTCAAAGAAGTAGAAGAAGTAACAAAGGGTCATATGGACTTTGGAGACCAAAGACCTGATGCTTCATCAGGCGGTGGTGGTGGAAAGCAAGGATTGGTAAAAAAGCAAATCACCGATAAGATGGGGCGCAAAACTAGTCGTTGGGTACGCCAAGGAGAAGATGAGAAAGGCAGTAAGGACTCATCTAAACCAGAGGAACAAGAGGATAAAAAAGAGGTCGGAACAAAGCCAGGTGAAGAGGGTAAACAAGAGGTTGAGAAATATGCTAAAGATAGCAATTTGGAAAAACTAGCAAACCATGCTTCCAAGACTGAGTCATCTGTATTGATGAAATTCGTAGATGGCGATGATGAGATGGCTCAAGCTGCCCGTGAAGAGTTACAAAAAAGAGGTGAGTTGGATGGCGATTATGAAGAGCCAATGGATTATGACAACCCAGATAGCGTAAAGTTTGCTTTAGATGCTCACGCAGACAAGGATGCGATTATTGATTTCGCAATCACTCACGGAGTTCCAATTGGACAAGCTATGAAGCTACACGATGCTACAAAACAAGATAATTCGGAAACTCATGCTGCGATTGATGAGGCTCAAAACTCACTCAATTCTTTGAAAGAAAAAACTGGTCACCCAGAAACACAACAGAGAAACGAGGATGATGGGGGAGATTTTTCAGGCGATGATTCAGATGTAGATGCTATGATTGATGACCTTGCTGAAGGCATATTCAATTCTCAAGGCAAAATGGACACTGCAGAACTTTTCAAAAAATACATGGCTCTGAAAGATTTAGGAATGTCTGATAAAGATATTGAGGATAAAGTTGCTCCAAGTGCTTGGGAATTTCCTAATATGAGCGATGAAGAAAAAGAGGGGATGAAAGAGGATTGGGATTATGCCATGGAAGCAATTCTAGGTGAAGACAGAGCATCATCTAATGACTCTGAGGAAGATGATTTTATCAATCCTGGAAATACTAAAGAGCAAGCACAAGACAGAGCATCATTTAATGACTCTGAAGAAACGGAGCAAGAAAGTGCAGATAACAAAGTTGATTCCAAAGAAAGTCAAAAGGATTTCTCAAATGGCGATGACTTTTTCGATGCGTACTACCAGATGTATGAAGAGGGTGGTGATGGATTTGTAGAGGACATAAATGATTACATTATGGAGAATGATTTAGGAATGGATGGCAGAGACCAAGAACAAGAATTTAATTCATTAAGTCCAAAACATAAAAAGACACTAGTTGCAATGATGAAAGAAGCATTTGATTCATTCACTAGATATCAAAAAGGACAATAATTCAAACTGTGAATAATTAGATATGGGTTCAATCAAAAATAAGCTAGATTCAATTTCATCGCTAGAACAAAAACTAGCGGTGAAAAAGATGATGCTTTTGGAAAAAGCCATGACTGGTAATTCACCTGGGGATTTAATAAGAGCAAAGCAGATACTAGAGGAAAATGACGCAGTCAACTCTGGTAAGAAAAAGAGTTTTTTGATAGACCCACTTGAATTCAATCACAACTTTGGCTACAAGGACAAACCATTTTCACTGAGTTACACTACACTCAAGCGGATGTCCAAAACACCGATTATCAACGCAATCCTGAAGACTAGGAAAAATCAGATTGCTGACTTTGCTGAACCGCAAGCGGACAAATACTCAACTGGGTTCATCATTCGCAAAAAGAGAAAGTTGGGCGAACCAGAGCGTGACAATACTCCAGAGGAATGGACAAAGATTGAAGAACTTCAAGACACAATTTTGAATTGCGGAGTTACTTCAGGATGGCATACAGATGACTTTGAAACATTCATCCGAAAAATGGTTGAAGACTCACTCATATATGACCAAATGACCTTTGAGATTGTAAGAGATAGGAAAGGAAAGTTGTATGAATTTTTCGCAACGGATGCTGCTACTTTCAGACTGGCTGACTCATACGATGACGACATGTACCAAGGTGATGAGAGGGAAATGGTTAATGGCCATTACCCATCTTATGTACAGATATACCAAGGAAGTGTCAAAAGTGTCTTTTATCCATGGGAGTTGTGTTTCGGAGTTCGCAACCCATCCACCAACCTACACAATCAAGGGTACGGAATGAGTGAGTTGGAGGAACTAGTGAGCACAGTAACATCCATGCTATGGGCTGACGAATACAACAAGCGTTTCTTCAGTCAGGGGTCAGCTCCAAAGGGTTTATTAAGAGTAAAGGGGAATGTAAACGAAAAGCAACTACAGGCATTTAGACAGGAATGGTTGTCTATGATTACTGGCGTTCAGCAATCTTGGAAAACACCGATAGTTGATGCGGATATAGATTGGATTGACTTACAAAAGTCGAATAGAGATATGGAGTACAACTCATGGACTGAATATCTCATCAAGTTGTCTTGCGCAATCTATGCGATTGACCCAAATGAAATTGGGTTTAACATTTCCACTACACCAGGAACGAAGTCATTGTTTGAGAGTAATAACGAGGGGCAGTTGAAGCACTCAAAAGACAAGGGTTTATATCCACTTTTGAAGTTCATCCAGAGAAAGATAAACAAGTACATCATAGCGCAAATAGACCCAGACTATGAGTTTTGTTTCGTGGGCTTAAATGGTATGACGATTCAAGAGGAACTTGACGTTGAGGTTAAGAAATTAGCCAATTTCCAAACTGTGAACGAAATTCGTAAAAAGTACGCATTGGAGCCAGTAGAGGGCGGTGATATAATTTTGAACCCAACCTATTCACAACAGCTGATGATGAAGCAACAACAGGCACAACAAGCTGGAGGGATGGGGATGTCTGGTCAAGAGGGGGGCGGTGATGAGGATTTCGACATAAACCAATTTCTAGGAGAGCCAATGGATGAGGAAAATCCATTTATGTCGGGGGAGTCAGATGACAATCCATTTGTAAAGTCGTTTTTGAATAACATGTTAAAAAGATAGAAATGCCAATAATTGGAACAAAAAATCTAGGACTAATCAAAGCTATTCACGTGGGCGTCAATCCTCCACTGAATACGAAAATACTTTGGTACAACGATGCTAATACGCCATATACAACTGGACCAGCAAAGGTTCATTATTACTATGACGTTATATTGGCGGACTGGTATCCACTCATCGGAGCAGCGAGTTCTGCTGGAGGGTACACGTACATAGCATTTGCTACTGATTGTAGCGGTTCGGGGTTCACAATGAATTTCGATGCTTCAATACATTGCTATTGGGCGGTGATAACATCTAGTGTAGCAATACCTAATGTACAATTGAGGCCAGAGTTATTTACGGACTTATGGACTGAGTTCTGTAGATGTGATGAGAAAGGAAAGCCTCAATTTGTTTATTTGCGTTTTGCTGATGATTGCGATTGTGAGGGGGATATATTTACAGACCCAAAATATGAAGTGCCTTGTGCTGACTGTACTTGGGCAGATGCGTATCAGCCCCAAAGTCAATCTAATGTAATAAGTTACGCACCAAATGCCGATGGTGGAATAGATGTTACAATATCAAACGCATCTGCTGGAGAGGTTTATTTCATTGAACCTAAAATAAACTCAAACTCACTCACTCCACTCGCAACTTACGCAGTAAAGGTAACATCAGTATTGTCACAGGGGGTGATTTCGCTGGATTTAGGGAATGATGTCGACAGTTTATCCATAGTGGGAGGGATGGTTGATAATTTCTCAACCCATATAAATTCCAATCCAGACAACCTCATTAGATTGCGAGTTGATTCCACTGGTGTAGCGGAAACCATCAGCGGTGTGATAAGTATAAAGCTAGGAACACCAGGTTGTGCCTCAGGAACTATTGGAGAAGTTTGTTGGAAATGTAGAAAGTATTGGAGCATAGTAGTCAGCGATGTAGAACTAAATGAAGAGCAACTTGCTGACTACATTTGTTCAAAAAGGCTTTGGTTACCAATTTCTTGCGATTGTGGTTGCGGAGGAACTTCAGGAGGAACGGATGATTGCTGTAAACAACTTGAAGCGCAAATATCAAGCCTTTATGAAATCATTGCTCAACTAGAAAGCAAGGTGACACTTCAGATTGAACAATTAACATTTAATTATCAAGAGCTGAAAGATTATGCGGAGAGGTGTTGTACATCAATGACTCTTCAAATTCAAGAATTGATAAAACAAAATGCCACTTTGAATACTGCAATAACTCAAATGCAGACTTATTACGACACTAGGTTGCTAGCGTTGGAGAATAAATTGGAGCAATGTTGCGAAGCAACGACACCTGGTGGTCTTGAGCCTGTCGTATCAGATATTGTGCGTGATGAGATAGATAAGTGGGTGGTAGAAGTTTATCAGCCTGACAAAGATAGCACTTTGGTAGTTATTGAGACAGGAGATAATCAAATAAAACAGAAAATGAACGAAGGGTTTGCAACAGTGGAATCAAATATAGATGCGTTTAATGAAGATTTGAATGAAACAAAAGCAGTCATAATTGAGCATGAGGCGAGAATTACTGCACTAGAGGGCAGACCACTAGATTAAAAAACAAAACTAGATAAAAACAAAATATATGGCAGAAACTAGACAAAAGGATTGTGGTTGTCCTTGTACGGAAACTGTAGTTAAACAAGCATTCACCTACATAAGATGGGCCACTGATATTAATGGTTCAAATTTTTCAGCCGTGCGAAATACTGAGGGGTTGAGTAGATGCTATCAAGCAATAATTACAACTGCCGCACCGATGGATGAAACATCAATGTCGTTTCAGGGTATGTTTATTGGTAAGTGGTTTAATGTTTGTGAGTCACAAGTGCCGGCAGTCATACCAAAGGCTTTCCAGATACTACAACTCCAGTCAATAAATGTAGATAGAGTTGGTTTATACACTTGGAGTTACTATCTAGGGTACAATGCTAAAATTATTTTTCAAGATGATGATGAGATTTTCAACTACCAGCTTGACATAAACAACGCATCGGATGGGGACTATGGAACCTTGATAATTGATGGGAGACAAACTAAAGGTGACACATACAGTATTTCCCCACCAATAAACAGTCGTGTAATAAATGGTAACAGGCGGTTTCAATTTGAAAATTTACTGGAACAAGAAGTTGACAATCTTCAGAAAGCAGCGGTGGAGCAAGCCGTTTCCAAGATTTCATTTATTCCAACGTCACCACAATCAGTAGATATTTGGACTTGGGTTTTTGATGGCAATACATTTTATTGGACTTACGGACAGTTTTATGAACCATTAGGAGGTAGCAGTGTAATTCCAATAGTAAAGGGGTAATTATGAAGACATCCATTTTCAGAGCATTAAATGATTCACCTACAATAAAGGTATTCACTGGAGCAACTTCAATAGGAACAGGAACTGTCCGTGATTACGCAATGCCTATTTATGGTGAGTTTAGACCACAAACACTTTCCGCCAATTTATACGACAGGGCAGAACTTTCTAAAGATTTTGCTGGTGAGAAGTACATGGTTGGAATGGAGTTAAATTTGTATGAATACGTTGCTGATTATCAATTCGATTTTGTTCAAATTGCACTAGGACACATAAGTGAGTCGGAATTTCCTGACCCATTCACCCCAGATATGGAACTTGAAATAAAGGATTTGACTTGGGTACATAAACAAGAGCCATTCATCTTAAACAAGGGCGGTGGGGGAGAAACGCAAACATATTTTGATTTCACTAGTGAAGAGATGTTTGTTTACAATGGTGAAGATAATTTATTAGTAATTTTCATAGGAGGATTTTATGAAAATGTTAAGGATAAAATGGATGAGGCTGACACGATTGGCGTAATTACGCCAGTAGAGCCACCAAAGCCAGTAGAGCCAGTAGAGCCAAATCCTGTGAGTGGATTTCCCAAAGACTATGGCTATGTATTCAGTTCACCAACATATCGCAGAGCATCTTTGGTGACTCAATCTGTTGGTGGTGATGTTGAACTTGAACCTTGGTTCGCAGTTCGCCAGCTATTGATGAACGCTACATTTTATCATTATAGGTACGCACCACGAGCAAAAGCCGATGAAATTTTATTGCGTTCTAAAATGTCTTTAGATAGCAAATTTACAATTAGACAATTAATGGAGGAAGTGGTAAACAATCAGAGGTGATTGCATATTTTTAAGTTGTTACAGTTATAGAGTGTAAAAGTAAAAAAATTAGTTAGTATGACAGTAGAAACATGGGCATTACTTGGCGTGAATTCAACATTACTAGGGGTGGCCAGCTTTTTTATTAAGCAGTGGATTAGCCAAGTCAAAGATGCTGAAAAGGAGAATAGAACGGATTTCCAAAAGCACAAGGAAGACACCGAAAAGGATTTGACGTACATTCGTGCGGAACTAGGAAAGCGAAAAGGCGAAACAGAATTGCTCCGAAAGGACTTGGAACTGTTGTCAGCAGAAACTAGGAAAAATTTTGAAGCGGTCAATATCCATATGAACTATCAAAAGACATCGTTGGATGAAATTAAGAATGCGATAACAGCCGCAAGAAATGAAGAAATGGCTGCCATTTCTGAACTTGTTAAACTATTAAAAAATAAATCATGAAAAATAGGCTTTTCAAAAATTATGTTACCACTTTGCTTGGATTAGCAATTTTGGGGTACACTATTTATGCTCACCACAAAGGGGCTGAGTGGGACAGTTTGATTGGATTTTTCGGAATGGCAGGATTGTTATTGCGCTCCAAGGACAGCTTGATAGGATTACCAAAAGAGTAAATTTGTTTTTGATATGATACTTAAAATTGGAAGTAAGGGGGAGCAAGTCAAGCAACTCCAGAGATTTCTTGGATTGAATGATGATGGTGTCTTTGGTCCAAAAACGGATGCTGCCGTAAAAAAATGGCAACAAGAAAATAGGTTGGTTGTAGATGGCATCGTAGGCAGACAAACTTGGAATGCTATGGGATTGGCTACAACTGATGCGTCAGACCAAAGTAAGATTTCTGATACTGTGATGATTAAACAACACTATCTTCCAAAAGGGGAGTATTTTGATGGACCAACTAAAAAGAATTGGTTGTTTTTACATCATACAGCTGGTTGGGAAAATCCTTACAACACTGTAAATAATTGGGCGAAAGACACGAGGGGTGCTATTGCGACTGAGTTTGTTTTAGGTGGTCAAAAAGTTACTAATGGTGATGCCAAGCATGATGGAGAAGTAGTACAAGCATTTCCAGCTGGCGGTTACGCATGGCATTTAGGAACAGGCAATGCTCCAATCCATAGAAATAGCGTAGGGATTGAAGTTTGTAATTTCGGACAAGTGGTGAGCGGAAAAACGTATGTTGGAACTGCGGTACACCCAAGCCAAATAGTTACTTTGAAAAAGCCATTTAGAGGTTTCAGCGTTTGGCATAGATATTCGGACAAGCAGATTGATGCGTTGAAAGATTTGATTTTATTCATAGCGAACAGAGACAATATTGATGTTCGCAAGGGGTTGCCTGATTTGATAAGACAAAAGGGGGTTGATGCGTTTGATGTGTTCGACATAAAAATGTGCGAGAACACTCCAGGACTTTGGAACCACACTAATGTTAGAAAGGACAAAGTTGATATGTTCCCTCAACAAGAACTCATCGACATGTTACTTTCACTTTAACAAAAAATAAATTGAAAATGGATAAAAATTCAATCATAAAATTACTAGTCGGTAGCCAGGTGGTGCTGATTGTAATAATCTTATTGACTTTCAGAAGTTGTAGAAATTCACAAATAGAGTCACAAAACAATAAGTTACTTGCTGACACATATTTGAGCGAAACGCAAAAGTTCAAGACTGAGCGTGATAAACTAGGTAGGCAGATAGTGGAGCAAGAACAAGTGATTATTTCTAAAGACAAAGAGATTGAGAAACAGCTTTTGGAAAATTCTAATTTGAAAAAGTTGAATTCACAAATCAAAATAAATTTTGAAACGAAAATAAAGAACATAATTGCGGAATATGAAGCAAAGGCTGGAGAGCCAATTTATGTTTATTCAACCGATACTATCCACGACACCATTCCTGTTCCGATAGGAGTCAGATTTGGAACTAGGGTGAAGGCTTATGACCAGTGGTATAATTTTGCAGGAACAATCGAAAAAGGTGGTTTGTCAATGGACTCTTTGAGTTTTAATAATAAGTTTACTATTACTGTGGGCGAAAGGAGAGAGGGCATATTTAAGCCACTAAAATCATTCGTTGAGGTTCAAAGTGAAAATCCATATACTACCATTAACGGATTGAACAATATCAAAGTTATTGAGAAAAAGAGTATTTGGAGCAAGCCTTGGTTTAATTTCCTGTTAGGTACAGCCACTGGTTCCATTCTCACAACCGCAGTGATTTATGGAGTTAAGTAATTATGAAGAAATTCAGAAAGCTCAAAAACAAGTTGAGATTTTCAATGGTAAGTTCATAAAGAATACCATAAAGGAAAAAGAACAGCGACACGTCAAGGAGAAAAATGAGCCTGTACTTGATGAGATTGTAGCGGAGTTCCAGAGCAATTACGCCAAGAAAGTTGTCGGCAAATCCATGACTGATATCCTAAAATTTTTGAAAGACAATGTTTAGCATACAGGACATATGGAAAATGATAGATATGATAAAACTCAATCAAGTTTTGTTCATCGGAACTCAATTGGGTATGTCTTATTTGTCTCCATATGACAAGATATTGTTACAAACGCATGGGATTGACCCTGATGATAAAGTTCTTTTTGGAGGGATTGGAGAGATTGAGCGTGCGTATTATTTCGGAATAATGGCTCAAATTCTAGGCGGCAAAAAATCTTTTAAGGTAAAGAGAAAGGATTTTGATGAGTGGTTTGCTAATGAGTTAGTAAGGCCACAGAGTAAAACTAGGATTGCGGGGTTACAATTTTTGAAAAACAGGGCATATACGGACTTATCAGGCTTGGGCAATAAAATAGCGAACAATTTCAGTCAACGCATATTAACAGCGAGTGCTGCTGAACAAGCAAAAATTCGTAAAATAATAAGCAAAAAGACAATTGAGGCTTTTGAAAAAAACAAAGGCAAACAATGGTTGGCTAGTGAGTTGAGAAAATTAACACAAGACTGGGCTAGGGATTTTTCAAGGATTGCTGATTACACCTTACAAGAAGCATATGGATTTGGGAGGGCACAGCAAATTTTAGATGACTATGGGTCAGATGCTAAAGTGTATAAACAAACTTTTCCAGGAGTTTGTAAGCATTGTGAAAAGAATTACGGAACACCTGGTGAAAAGCCTGTGATATATGAAATTCAGGATTTAATAGCAAACGGAAACAATATAGGGCGAAAAGACCAACTACCAGTCGTTGGGCCAGCTCATCCTTGGGCAAGGTCAATACTTCATGTTGTTCCGCCAAATAGTGTATGGGATGATAACAAAAAAGATTTCGTGGTTCAGCGTGTTACGCATGGAGTCAAGAGAACTTCCAAAGTTAAAGTTACCATAACACCTTAAATTTAATTTGAATATGGGAAAAAAGGTATTGCTCATCCAGCCTCATTCGGATGACATAATTTTGAGTGCTAGCCACTATTTGTATAGCAAGGACTTCAGTGACAAGGTCATTTTGACAGTAGAGAACAATCCAAAGCGGTTACTTGAAGACCAAGAAATTTGTAACCATTTCGGAGCAAGTTTGTCTAGGCTAGAAACGAGGGCTGACTCAACGGATTTTCATAAGTTGTACTACAAGGAACACGCTGAGATGGACGACAAAACAGCGATGAAGTTCTGCCAAAGGATGATGGGGAAAGAAAATCTGGCAGCAGTTGTAGATGAATTGGAAACTGTAGTGAGTCAGTACAAGAAAAAGGGGTACTTGATTGTGACTTGCTTGGGGGTGGGTCATCCGTTCCACTGGCTCACCAGAGTAGTTACGGAGGATGTCGCAGATGTGTTTTATAGAGATTTTCCTCATTCATATAAAAGACGCAATCAAGCGTATCTTAATGGCTTGGTAAATTCAAAGTTCAATCTGGAGTTCACCTTTGGTGAGAAACATGTTGATAAAATTGCGTTGTTCAAACAATATTACAAGACCCAAAGTGGCTTTTTATTTTTTGAACAAGGTTATATCAATAAACAGTTACCAGAAGAATTTTATATCAAGTTATGAAGAAATTAAAAATCAGAATTTGTACGTTTGACATCGCAAAATACGGAGGCATTGTAAAAAATGTCGAAAGTAGAGTTCAAGCGTTTAAGGAAATGGGTCACGATGTCGACATCATTTTCCTCACCTACAATAAGTCCATACCAGCTGGTTCATATGAAAAGAAACTGGCGGAACTTGAAAGTGGAGATTTTCAAAGTAAGCAAGACAACAGGTCGCAAGCTGGGGGGTACACAAAATCAGAGGTTACTGGCTATTGGAGAAATTCGTACTATGGTTGGATATTGCCTCCATATACAAACAGAATACCGATTTTTGCGGATAATGCACTTGAGCTTTGGCACAAGGCTATGGAGGGTGTTGATTTAGTGTTCTGGAGTTTTACGCCAACCAAAACCAAAGAGGCAAAAGGACTAGATTTTTGGCCCAAGTTTTTTGACCTACCATCTAGCGTCAAGCAAGTCATGGCAGTACATGATGGTTATTTCGACATTCGGAACAGCTGGATAAGGTATTTGGAGGATAAAATCACGTTGTTAGATTGTGTACACTTGTCAGCTTACAACTGTTGCGAAAATTTTTCGATACCTAGACAATTAAATTTTGCCTCAAGATACATACCTGAGAAATTACACCTTACACCGATGACGAAAAGACCAGTGGACTTTTTCGCAGCTCACGTTTTCAAGTCTATGAAAAAGATGGAGGACTTGTTGGCGTTGATGCCTCATTTAGATAAGGGGTCAAGCATGTGGATAGGGGGGTCAGGGATAGAGTTGTACTATATGACCACTCAAGACAAAGACAAGTTTAAGTCAAGATATACTGTTTCTAAAAGCACTGACCCAGATTGCGATGCGGGTGATATAGGAATGAGTCTTTGGGAGCGTGCCTTGAAATACGGAATGGAACATATGGGCTTCATGTCTAATGAAGATGTCTATATGGTTCAGAAAAATGCCAAGTTTAGTATTGACCCATCGTTCAGTAAACATTATGCGCAGTATTCTAACACGCATCTTAATGGATTTACCATCGAAGCAATCATCAATGGTTCATATCCTGTTTTGAGAGATACTAGAGGACTTATTGAGCCAAAATGTGAAATTGACGATATAATTCGTGATGAGTTGCGGGCAATTTATGTTCCATGGGATGTTACTCCAAAACAGTTCGCTGGATACCTAAATGATGCGCTAAAAATGAAAAATTCTCAATATTTACGTGATGTGAAACATAACTTTGAATTAGCAAAATTGTTGTTTGACCCAGTGAAAAACATGAAGAGGGTCATTGATAATTCTATGGATAACAAGAGGTTAAGTAAACTAGCCAAAGGTGAAAACTCAAGCGAAGTCATTAAGGAAAGTGAAAAAATGATGACTGAATTTTTCGGATGTTCTGTGCCTATCAAATGGCAACGATGAAATGATGATGTAACAGGTATTAAGTGATAAATGAAATCAAATTTATCACTATGAATAGGACATCATCTGTTTTAGAGAGCATACTTAATGAAGACTTGGTCAAGGCTAGACAAGTCGGTGATTCAAAAGTCGGAAGTGACGGCATCACTAGGTACTGGACTGAAATCAAGCCAGGAAAATTCGATTGGCGAAAAGGAAAGCCACAACAAGGCAAAAAGCAGATTACAGGAACTACAGGAAATGTAGCTGGTAAGGGCGATGGCAACAAAGTTCAAAAATTGAGAGCATTCTTGTTGACCCAAGACGCAGATAAGATAAAGACATTTGCTAAAAATCCTAACAATGACCCAACGCTGCGACAAGAGGCATACGATGAGCTTGTTAAACGTGGCGAAGATGTTTCAGACATCAACTTGAATACAGGAAAATTCAAGAAGATGAAAGAAATGTTCGGAACAGGAACTGCCAACAAAAAGACAAAGCAAGTTGCAGATACCGATGCTGACGATACATCTGGCGATGGAGAAAGTGACACACTTGATGGAATAGATGGGGATGTGGAAGAGGGTAAAGAGTGGACCAATCCAGCCTATATTAAAAAGAAATTTGGTGGCTTAAAAACTAAACAACAACGTATTGATGCGGATGCCTTTATACATAAGATGAAGACATCTGACGCTGATTATGAAGAGCCACAACAACACATCTTCAACCTCAATAAAACTTACGCACAATTTTTTAGGACTGACTCTCCATTAATGATTGCTTCAGGCGGTGCTGGTGTCGGTAAAACATTCAATATGCACATGATTGCGGAGCATTTAGGAAAGAAGGCATTCAATCCTGAAACTGATGAGCCTGGAGATAGTGATTATGATTATGTAGAGGCACCTGAAATCACCTCACCTGTTCAGCTGGCGCAAATTTTGAAAGAGCATAACGGAAAAATCATTGTATTTGACGATGCCGATGAAGTTCTTAAAAAAGATGAAACAATGGGCATTATGAAGAAAGCAACCGCATCTTCAGGCAAGAGAATAGTCGGTAAAAAATCCACTAACAAAAATGCCAATATAGACCCATTTGAGTTCAATGGTAAGATTTTGTTCTTGACTAACATGGACCAACATGACTTGACGGCAGATGAGCATATCAACGCAGTTTACACGAGAGCATTAAAACAAGATATTCAATTCACCAAGTCAGAAAAACTTGACATGATGGAGCATCTTAAACACAAGATGAACTTCACAGGTGTTCCAAGATTGGAGAATAAGGCTGACGATGTAGCAGAACGTGAAGCGGTGTTCGATTTGATTAAAAAGAACATTGGTAAGATGGACCCAGCTAAATTTAGCTCAAGGACTTTCAAAGAGGCACTAGAGATTAAAAGGTCAATAGATAACGCAAATGAGCTTATTGAAGCTGACCCAACGACAGCTAGATTGCTATTTGGAGATGTCAAAGAGTGGGAGCCAGAGGTTGCTAAATTTTTGACCAAAGGTCGTAAAGAAGATGAGCGTAATGAATTGATGAAGGCTTTGGCTCATCTTGACCTAATGTAATAAAAACTATGTCGGAGAATTTCATTGATATTGAAAATTCGTTCCAGCGAATTGTTAAAGCTAATGAAGATGGCTTATTGGACGATTTCACGCTGGTAAAGGCACTTGAGTCAGTTAGGGAAAAGACTGGCTGGGTGTCCGACACACAACATGAGTTGATTAAGGCTAAAACATTCAATGACTATCTCAACGGACTGGAGCCAGATGAAAATCTTTTTAAGGCTTTGCGTGAGGGGGAACAGAAAGTAAAGAATGGTGTCCTTTATGTCGTAAAAAAGACCAAAGGGGGGAAGTTGGATTGGAGGAAAGCTGTAAAACAACCAAAGAAAAAAGCAACAGATGATTACGATGACTTTCCTGATGATATAAGTAAACTTGTGCCTGTTAATAAAACACTAGGTGGTTCCACAGGAGCAAAGCTATTGGAAGACCCAGCAACAGGCAAGAAGTATGTAATGAAGAGGGGTGCGTCACCAGCTCACGTTGAAGAGGAATATCTTGCTACCAAAATCTATGAAGAGATTGGATTGACTGTTCCAAGAATGCAAATTTACGAAAAGGGAACTTCAAACGTAGCAATCCTGTCTGAGTACATGGAGAATACAGAGGCAGCGAATAATATCTTGGACGACAACCTCAAACAAGAAATTCTTAAAGGGTACGTTGCTGATTGTTTGCTGGCTAATTGGGATGCGTATAAGAATGATAACATACTAGTCAATAAGGATGACGGACTGGTTTATAGGGTGGATAATGGTGGTTCTTTAAGGTTCTCAGCCACTGGTCGTGATAAGGGGGCGTCATTTACCGATGAGGTTGATGAATTGGACTCAATGGTGTCGCAAAATTTAGCCATTACTCATGACTTGACCCAAAAGGATATCAACAATCAAATAAAAGATTTGTTGAGTAAAGAGAAAGCCATTTTGTCTTTGATTGAAGACAAAGACTTGAAAATAAAGATGGCCAAAAGATTTTTTGACCTACAAACTAGGTTGGAAGATGATGACTATGAAAATGAAGACCCATACAGAGAATTAACAGAAAAAGAAATTGAAAAAGCATTAAAGAAAGCTGGGGGCAAGATTACTAACCAAAACAGTAAGGTTGGTTGGATGTTCTTGTCTGAAATTTGTAAGATGCGTGGGTTTGATAAAAAGCCTGAATTGTTGGATGATAAAAAATTCGACAAATTGCTAGAAGATGACGATGTAAAGTTAATCCAGCGTGGACTAACAGGAACTTCAGGAGTGAGTGCTCAAACTTGGATAAGGAATTTCAAGGAGAAAGATGATTGCTTTTATGGAATGGTTGGAATGTATGGAGCTGGAATTTACGCTGCTGTAAACAAGACCAAGAAAAATCCTCCACCGCCAAATTCAGATTACAGCATAGCACTAGATTATGCTGGCCAAGACTCAAGTCACGTTATAGATATAGCCATAGATAAAGATGTCCGCATAATTGATGCGCAAGAGTTGGATGAGATGATGAATGAGGAGTTCTTTGGAGAAGAGTTTAAGGAAAAGAAAAAAGAGTATGATGACCTGAAAAATGAGGTTGATAAGCTAAATGATAAAGCTAGGAACATCGAAAAAATTATTGCTCAAGATGTAAAGGATAATATGGGTTGGAATCAAAAGGCTTTGGACGCACTTAATTCAAGGGCTGATATAGTTTACGCTGACCCAGAGGTTCACTCATTTGGTAAGGTTAAAAGGTACTATCAAGCACTTGTGAAATCACTAGGGGCGAAAATTACGGAACATGATAATGGCAGAACTTTAGAGATAGAGTTGCCACTCTCATCAGAAAAATTCATGTTGAATGAGGGTGTGGCAGATAGGAGTGTAAAGCAGAAAAATTCAAACACTAAAAAATACAATCACCACTATTCTAGGTTGCGAGATTTCGTGATAGAAAATCACTATGGTGTGATAAATAAAGAGATTGAAAAAGAGTTGAAAAATTCTGACAAAATTGAAGCTGTTAAAAAGGAAGCAAAAGATGCGCAAGATAAATTACGTGCTGTAGCTGACGAGGTCAATAAGTTGAGAGGTCAGGGCAGTTCTTCACTACACCATATAATGGCAGACATTGCTAAAAGACCTAATGGAGAGTTCAGAGGGTTTTATGCGGCAATAAAGGGTTACGACATGATAATTCAAAAGAATGGTTGGGGCGGTAGTACGGATTTTGCGATTGTGCTAAACAGAAGCAAATTGAAAGTTAGAAAAAACAATAAAAGTAAGTAGTAATGGAATGGTTCATACAAGAGAAAGCTGGCGGTGACGCTGAGGAGCAGTTATACAGAAACCAGTTCACATCTATTAGAATTGGAAAGGTAACATCAGTGCTTTATGAAAATAAGCCAAGTGAGCTGTTACCATTCAAAGGCAAATTTCCGTTGGTTGATGTCAATGACCAAAAGAATTTTTTAGATAGGACTATGAAAGCACATTATTTCAAAGATTGTCCTGATGATATAAAATTGACTACCAAAAAAGCTGAAAAGATTTTGTTCTTTCATAATGCGTTTTGTGACTATCTTGCTTCCATAGCGATGTCCCACGCAGATTTTAAGGGCAAAAATCCAAAGACCAAGCAAGACATACTTTATGATTTCTTGTTTGCCAACAAACTTGATATTGGAATTTTAGAAATTTAATAAATAACAAAATGGCTGAGCAAAAATTTAAGTTCTGGTGCCCTGTTGAAATAAGTAAGGGGAAAGACAAGAATGGAAAGGAAGTGATGAGACTAGGGGGTATTGCCTCCACTATGGATAAAGATGCTGATGGTGAATTTCTTGACCCATCTGGGTTTGACATTTCAGATTTCAAAAAGTCAGGAGTTGTGAATTGGCATCACCAAGCCAAGAACAGCCCAGCCACAATCATAGGTGAGCCATGCAAAGCAGAAATTCGCAAGGATGGGTTTTATGTAGAAACTGATTTGTATCCAAATAGTGATTTAGCCAAAGAGGTTTATCAACTTGCGGAAGTTCTCCAGAAAGACTCAAAGACACGCAGACTAGGGTACAGTATTGAGGGAACTGTTATTGAGCGTGACGTTACCAATCCTAAAATAGTAAAGCAAGCAAAGATAACAGGATTGGCTATTACACACATGCCTAAAAATCCTCAAACATTCGCTGATATTATTAAAGGAAAGGGGTGTGATTACGATATGGAGAAGAATGAAGAGGATGATGTTGATACAAAAAAGACACTAGATACAGGCGATGGTCGTGCGCTAATGCCCGCCAGCGTAGATGGGTACAAGGTGAAGAATATGACTGAGGAGCAAAGGTATGATAAAATTTTTGACACATTCCCAGGTATTAGTATTGAAAAAGCAGAACAATTCAACAATCTGTTAATTAAAATAGAACAAGCAATGTTAAAAGGAAAAACAATCGAAACCAAAGACCTTCAGAAAGCCATGAGTGCTCTGGGTTTGGAAAATATGGACGAAAATCCATTTTTGGAGAAAGCGAAAAAGTCCATGGGAAAGCCAAAAAGCAATGATGCCGATGAAGATGACGAAGAGTCAGATGAAGAGGTTGCTGCAAAAGTCATGAAAGAGCAGTATGGTTATGATGCCAAGAAAAAGAAAAAAGATGCTGCCGATGACGAAATGAAAAAAGGCAAAGGTCTGAAAAAAGAAATTCACATTGACGTTGATTCTCACAATGAAGATGAAATGAACTCTGAAGAGGGGGAGCAAGATGAAGATGAGGACAATGAAGAAAAGGGGATGAAGTATGTGAAAAAATCTTTCCAAACTGACATTATCAAAGCTATCAACGAGTCAACAAGTTCAAATACGCAAAATGTACGTGCCCTTGCACAATTAGTAAAGGCACAGATGGATGCTACAGAATTGCTAAAAGGCAAAATGTGGCGCCAAGAAAGAGAGTTGCGTGCTACTAGAGAGGACTTACAAAAAGCACTTGAATTAGTAGAGGAACTTTCTACACAGCCCACTGGACGCAAGTCTATCACTAAAGGTTATGTTGAGCGCAACTTTGGAGCGGACAATCTTGAAAAAGGAGGTCGTGCTGCCGGCAATGCCACTCTTCATACCAGCGAACACAGAGGGGCAATCCTTAATGTACTTGATGCTGCTACAATCGCAAAAGGCGGTTATGATGAAGAATTTGCCAAAGCCTTGATGAGTTTTGAGGCTGGTTCACCGCTGAGTAACAATGTGATTGCGAGATTAAAATCAGAGCATAACGTAAACATTGTACAGTAACAGGTATTATACAAACAATTAAAGAGTTTTAACAAACAATTAAAAAACAGAGCTATGAGTTTAGGATTAAATTTGGCAGATTATGCCAATGCTGCTGCGAATGCTGGTAACGGCCAGGGAGCAGTTTTCGGTGGTTCAAACATGGAAGAATTGAACCAGTTGAACAAAGCACTTGAAGCTGGTCAGATTACAGGTCGTGAAACAACAGACTTGTCGACAGCATCGGGTGCTCCGTTAAAAGTTGAAAGTCTGGACAAGACTTTGAAACACCTCACATTTAAGGAAAGCGACATCGCACTATGGAAAGTTGTGCCGAAAAAGTCTGCTTTCAACACTGTTGAAGAATACAACCAATTGTCCTCTTATGGTACTAACAGAGGTGGTTTCTACAACGAGGGCGAATTGCCGAATGAAGAGGACTCATTGTACATCAGACGTGCGCAATTAGTGAAGTTCTTGGGTGTAACAAAAAGTGTTACTCATCCGATGACACTTGTTAACAACATGGTTGGTAACATCGTGGAGCGTGAAATCAAGAACGGAACTATGTGGATTTTGCGTAAAATCAACCAATCACTTTATTTCGGTGATGAGGCTTTGGTTCCGCAAGAATTCAACGGATTTTTGGCGCAACATCAGCGTAACGACAACTGGTTGAACCTTGATTCATACATGAACTCAGAAGTGGTTGTTGACCTTCGTGGCGCAGCACTAGATGAGGAGAGCATCGAAACAGGTGCGAATGGCATCGTTGAAAACTTTGGTTTGGGTAACCAGCTTTTTGCTCCGCCAAAAGTGATGTCTGATTTCGTTAAAGGGTTCTATGGAAACAAGTTCATCCAGCCGAACACCGAAATGACCTCAGCTGGTGTAATGGGTCAGCGTGTTCAATCATTCGATTCACAATTTGGTCGAATTGGTTTGAATTACGATATTTTCTTCAAGAAGTTGCCTTCAAAAACTTCAACATCTTCGGCAACATCACCTAGTGCGCCAAACCCAGTGACTTCAGTATCTTTGACCCCTGTGGCTGTTGATGCTAGTTCTAAATGGAGTACAACTGACGCTGGAAACTACATCTATGCGGTATCAGCCGTGAACAGATACGGAGAAACTGCCCTAACACAAATTGGAACTGCTCCTGCTGCGGTAGTTGCTGGCGGTTCAATTAACCTTGACTTTACCGATGGTGGTGGTACAACCCCAGCTACATCGTACAGAATTTACAGGTCAAATAAGAATGCTACCACTTTTGCGGGTGCTACTTTCTATCCTTTGTTTGATGTCTCAGTAGCTGAGAACACTGCGGGTTACGATGGTGCTTCTGCTGGTACAGTTCGTGACCGCAACCGATTTATGCCGAACACTGACCAAGCAATCCTTTTCCAAATGGATAATGAAGTTGTAGAGTTTGCTCAACTTGCTCCGCTGATGAAAATGGATTTGGCTATCTTGAGTCCAGCGTACCGATTTATGATTTTGCTGTACGGAACACCTTTCCTGTATGCGCCAAAGAAAATGGTTCGTTTCATTAACATCGGTTCACTGTAATAGGAAACCAACTGTGATACAAAGTTAAAAGGGTGGGTGGGTATTTATCTGCTCACCCTTTTTAGTATTAACAATTAAAAACGAAGTCATGCAAAAATCAGAAAAAGTATTGTTGAGAGCAACAAACAAAAATTTATGGGGCGGCAAAATAATTTTGCCAACCATCGGAGAAACAATCGTGGAAGCAAATGGCAACCTAGAGGTAGAGGACACAGTAGCAACATTGTTACTTACCAAGACAGACTCATACCAGTTAGTTAAAGGCAACGGAACGACAGTGACTGAAGAACTGTATGCTGATAAACTTGCTGAGGAAGTCGTTTTAGAAGTCAAGGAGCAAGAAGTAACATCTATTAAAGAGGAAACGTCAGAACAGGAAACTAAAGAGGAAGATGGCTTGGATGAAATGACCTTGAGTGAGCTAAAAGAGATTGCTGAACAAGCAGGGTTCACTGAAGAGGACTATTCAAAATATGCCAAGTCAAAAAAACTCATGATAAACTTTCTGCGTAAAAATGCGAAGTAATTAGCAGCCAAATTTTGAGAATATGAGTACTATGACTTTGAAAGTAAAGTACAACGTAAATGAAGGGCTGGTTATCAGTCCTTCATCGTTAATAGAGTTGTACCTAACAGGCATTCCACTCTGCTATCCTGATGGAAGCACATTGAGTATGGAAACAATCAAACAAAAAATTGAAGTTGCGCAAAAGCAGCTAGAGAATTTTTTGTCCATAAAGCTCAAGAAACAAATAATCTGGGAAAATCACGATTTCATACGGAATGAGTTTTACAGATGGGGTTACATCAAGACTGTGTTCCCGATAAAAGAGCCACTTGGACTTTTGGGATACATAAACAACATAAAGCAAGTGAGCTATCCAGAGGAATGGTTGAGCATAAAGCGAGGCAATGACCCAACGAAGTTCAGGAACTTGTATTTGATTCCAAACACGAAAGGCGGTGCTCAAATGAGTCAACATGCGTTCGTGTTTTCGGGCATTACACCGCACTTGGGATTTTTTGGAACTGATTTTATACCTAACTATTGGAGATTGAAATATTGTACAGGTTGGGATAAATGCCCAGCGGATTTAGTTGACGCTGTAGCCAAAGCTGCTGCCATCCAAATTCTGGCGATTACTGGCGATTTGATATATGGTGCGGGGGTAGGAAACCAGAGTATATCCATAGATGGTATTAGCCAGTCTTATTCCACCACTAAAAGTGGCGGAGGGGGAGCATTCTCAGGTAGAATAAAGCAATATGCGGATGAACTAGGGGTTCAACTACAAAATTTGAGAGCAGAGTATTATGGAATCAGATTTAATGTTCTGTAAGAATGAATAAGAAAGCGAACATAATCAAAACGGATGGAAGAAACAAGCCTGTTGTGACAGTGACGCCACCCGAAACTACAGAGCACCAGGTTAGGTTTCAACCATGGAGGTTTGATAGTCTTGTATTTGATAAAGGGTACGAAGTTTGGATTGATAGAGCACTCAGATGTCCTTGTACTGTTAAGGGAACAGGACAGCCTTTGGTGAGTTGTAACAACTGTGTTGGACTTGGTTGGATTTTTGTAAACAGAATAGAAACAAGGATTGCGGTTCAGCAGATAAAGGCTGACGTGAAGTATGAGAATTGGAGTCAAGTTACGACAGGCATGGCTAAAGTGACAGCCAGAGCAACTGACAAACTTGCTTTTATGGATAGGATAATTTTGCGTGAAGTAGAGGGATATTTCAATGAGGTCATACGCACTAGACAAGTCGGAGGCAAACAAGTTGCTTTTACAATTTACGAGGTTTTAGAGATTGAATCAATATATCTTTTTCAGAATGATAAGCAACCTTTACTTCCATTAAAAGAGGGTAGTGATTTTACCATAGATGGATTCAAGATTGTTTTGGATTCCAATTACAACTCCATGAATGATTTATCCATATCAATACGATATAGACATTGTCTTACATACCACGTGATTGACATGAATAGGGATATCATGAAAGTGAGAGAGAAAGACTGCTCATACAGTTATGAACAATTAGCCAATATGCCGATAGGTGGTTTGGCTAGAAAGGCACACTACATATTCGATAACACGAAATATGAAGAACAAGGGCGGTTAATAGAAAATTCAACGAAATGAATATCCAATTAAACATAGATGACTTAATTCAGGAACTGAATTTGCCTGCTAATGTAGCTGATACGATAGTGGAGCAATGTGTAATGGAAGTTACCCAGTCAATCTATGAGAGCTGGAAAAGAGAGGCATCAGACAAGCTCAAATCCACAAGAACAAATTATGTAGAGGGGTTGGACATAGAGGATGTTTCTAGGTACAGCAAACGGATAGTTTTGAGGGGTGTTTTGAATAACATGATTGAAACTGGCGTTGGTCCATTCGACATGAAAGAGGGATTTAGAAAATCAAAGAATGTAAAGTATTCACCTGTTTTTAACAAAGAAACTGGCGAAACTGAGTACAGGTGGTATTTGACTATTCCATTTAGGATTGGAACTCCAGGAATAGTAGGGGAGAATGCTGCTTTCAGCAACATAATGCCTAAAAGCATTCACAAGATAATGAAAGCGAAACCAGCAAATCAAGGCTTAAAAAAATCTGAAACACCATCGCCATACGATATTCCACAATCAAGACAACGAATAGTGATTCCAAGTCAAAACATCGACATACCTGAGTACAAACATAAGTCAGGAATGTTTGAGGGAATGGTTAAAAAGGTCGGAGCATACGGAAAAACAACTCAAAATACATACATGACTTTTAGGAGAGTTGGTGCTGCTAGTGACCCACTTTCTTGGATTCACCAAGGCATAAAGGCATACAATTTGTTAGGTGGAGCAATAGGTCGCACCGATGTGAATACAGTTGTAGAAAATAAAGTTGATGAAGTTTTAGCAAATTTAGGTTATGGCAGTTAAGATAATTGATTCACCAGCGGTGCTAATGCCAGAGGTCGTACTTTACCACACGCTGAATTCCATATTGGAGATAGTAAGAAATGACTTCAATTCACATCAGGTGGAAGATACAATCCTGTACCATTATTTCGCAAAGAATGAATGTGGACAAGATGTAAAGTGGGAGACATTCCACTATTTTGAACAGGCAAAAGAGTTGTTCGTTCACAAAAATAAAATTCAAGTCAATCTAGGATACAACATGGAGGTGTCTGATATTGCTTGTATTCATATATTGCTCCCATCTGAAAGCGGTCAACCACTGGGGATAGGGGCTGATGAAAACTACATCGGATATCAAGAGAACAAACATCAAGACACCTACCAAGCGATTTTTACGGAAATGTTTGACGCAACTTACAACTTGATAATAACGTCAGAGAGTACATTGGAGGTATTATTGATTTACAACTTGCTGAAAGCATCTTTGATAAGTTTATACACTCACATAGAACTTTCTGGATTGAGATTGCCGAAAATATCAGGTCAGGATATACAGTTGGCTGGTGATTTAGTGCCTCCTCATATATTCCACAGGTCGTTGAGTTTGAATTTTAAGTATGAGGTACACGTGCCTGATATTTTGCGCAATAGGATGATAAAAGATTTCCAAGTAACAGGTATTATTCAATCAAACAATGCGGAAACAACATGACTGTAGTAGAATTTGCGAAAAAGTATTCATTCAAGGGTAAAGATGTTGAAGTTGCCAAAAAGGTTTATGGAAACATTGAACTCACAGAAGATGAATGGTACGAAAAGTTGAAGACTGAGTATGTCTTTGATGATACAGCCTATCTTAAAATAAAGAAACTTGAAAAAGTGCAAGAAAAGGCAAAGAAAAACAAGGCTTCAAAAGAAAGTGAAGAGAATAATAACAAACAATAAAAATTAAGACTGAATGGCAACGATAGTAAATTTTGGCGGCAAAAGAATAATTGAGCCTGGAGTATATGCGATTGTTAAAAGCGGTATTCCACCTCAGCCAACCACATTCTCATTCGGGAATGTCTGCATCATCGACACTGGTTCGGGCGCAAAATATGGAGGCGGTTCAGGAATGAATGGAGCTATGGATGAAGGACTTTCATCAGTTTATTCATTTTCCGATGTAAGTGATTTCCAAAATTTCGTGCGTGGCGGACTTTTGTATGATTTAGCAGGATACATTTTCTCACCAGCATCTGGGGCAAATGGACCACAAACAGTTTATCTTACTAGAGCAGCGAATACAACTCCAGCCCAAATAGGTTATGGCTTTGTTGGAGGTGGTCCAAACGGAGGTTCTGTTAATTTCTTGTGTAAGAATGAGGGTCAATGTGGGAATGGATATGAGGATGAAATTTTAGCCAAAGGTAAAGTTTCAGTGAGTGGTCCAATAGTGATAGGTTCAAGTGTTACGATAGCTGTCGATGAAGGCTCTGGAGCAATTCCTTTAGTTACATCAACTGCTATTACAACATCGCCATCCGATTTGAGAGCACTTTTGATATCAGATTTGAACGCAGCAAACGTTGGCTACACCGCATATGAACAGGCTGGAGAGATTATTTTAGTAGCAAGACCAATATCTGGAGCTGCTGCTAACGGCTGGGTGATTTCTGCGCCTACAACTGGTACAGTAACGACAAGCGTGACTCAATTTTCTGGAGGTGTAAACGGAACTCAACTAGCAGTAGGATATGCTGCTTTAATGACACCTGGTGATAATGACCCGAACAAATTCATGATTAAGTTCTATGAGGGAACGTACAGAGGGTTAGACATGGCTGGAAACCACATCGGAGGTTTGAGTCCTCAATTATCTGCCCCTATCTTGATTGCTACATCAGTAGAGTTTGACAATATTGACCCTTTGATTCAGTGGGCAAAAAATGATTTTGCTTTCAATCAACGATTTAAGCTAGATGATAACTGGGTGATAAACGGAACTGGTTTGGTTGACGCAGTGGATTTGAGTAACTGGACAAACTTGAATCTTGCTTTTGGCGGAACTACAAACTATGGTGCGATTGATTTAGATGACACTTTGGAAACCATTAAGGAACTAGACAATACATTTTTCCTTTCTGACCGCTGGGGTTCTCAAGCAACAGGAACTCAAAACGTGAAAATTCTCAACCACATTAAGACTGATGCTGAGATGACGAAGTTCATGATTGTTGGAGGCGGTAGTGATATCACTAAATTTGAGAACGTGCCTGACTCATCTATTGAAATTGCTAAATTTTTCGATACAACAAGTGTTGTAGTGGTTCATAGTGGAGTTAAAAGAGCCATCGCTGGAGGAAGTGGGGTAGAGAAACTAGACTCAATCTATCACGCTGCAAATGTGGTAGGTCGTTTAGGAGGTTTGGAGCCACAACAACCGATAACATTTAAGAATTTGACTTGGACTGACTTTATTCATCCTTTGGGACAAAAAGAAAGAGAGAAAGCACTACAAGCTGGTGTTCTCCATAACCGATTTGTACCAGGAATTGGGAACGTAGTGAATCAAGGAATCAACTCACTACAACGGAACACTCAGCTTATCAACCCAGATGGGACTTCATTTGAGATTTCCGTTATGCGAATTGCTGCCCAGCTGAACAAAGAACTCATTTTGAACATGAGACCTTTATTCATAGGCAACAACATCGGAACAATCACTCCAGCGGATGTAAAATCATTCGTGACGAGTTATTTGATTTCAAGAACAGCGACAGACTCAACTGATAACTTGATTATCACGTTTAAGAATGTAACTGTACGATTGATTCAAGATTATTACGATGTCAAGTATGCGTATGTTCCGAATGGTCCAATCAATAAGATATTCGTTACAGGGTTCATGCTTGATGCTAATTTAAGTGCTTAACAATTAAAAAAAGAGAACAATGGCAGTAAAAGTAATGACGGCACCCCTAGCGATTATCAAAGTCAACGGAGTGGCCATAGGTAAAATGAAAAACATTCGCTGTACTGAGAACATAAGACGTGGTCGGGTTCAAGGTATTGGCGAATTGACACCAAGTGAAGTGCCCGCACTAGAATGGAGCGGAACTTTGAATGCTGGATTTTATTCCATCACATTTAACAACCAAGATGAGTTAATCAAGACTGCCTTGCTGCGTAATGTAAACACGCTGCAGGAGTTCGTTGATACTGTAATTCTTCAGGAAACTGGTATCACTATTGACATCATGAAAAAAGTCAAAGATTACCAAGACCCAACGACAGGAATTATTTATCCACTTTTGGAAGTTTTTGCTACCATCATCGGAGCATTCTCAACTAAAGAGGGATTTGATATTTCTGAGGGTCAGATTTCTGGTAGGGATGTTGATTTTGAATACATCACACCGATACTGTTCCCGATTTAAGATGGTAGTTAAAAACAATTAAAAAATAAAGAAAAATGGCAACGACATTTAAGCAAGGCGAAGACAAAAAAATTACAGTACAAGTAATTGAGAATGGTTTACCAACCAACTTGAATCCTTGTACTAACATCAAGGCTCAGTTGTATGTGAATAACATCCTCCAAGCCAAGTACTCACTCATCCCAGAGACAGACCACGGATTGTTAATTGTTGATACAACTAACAGCAACCAAGCGAACATTTATGTGGAGCGTAATGAATCCAAAAATTTCCCTGTTGGTGCTTGTTCAGTTTGTTTACTTTGTGCTTTCCCAAATACTGAGTTCTCTGACGGCATCGAAGTTCGTGAATTCACGTTCCAAGTAGGTCGTGTAGCACCTGGATGTAGTATCAACGTGAACATCTAACCAAAAAAGGAGGAATATATCATGAAACAAGAACAAGTTCTAGGAACAGTAAGGCACGTGCTAACTTTTGTTGGCGGTTTGCTGGTAGCTTACGGAGTTGCCGAAGCAGGTTTGGTATCTGAAATCATCGGTGCTGCAATAGCCATCGCTGGTACTATCTGGAGCATTGTCGACAAGATTAAGAAAAAATAATCTAGTTGGCGATTGCCTTAAAAACGGAATGAGTGGTGGGTATGTTAATGACCCACCACTTTTTTAACTAGTAAAGTAAAAATTAAACAAAATGGTAAAGAGAACAATTGTAAACATTTGCGGAAATGACTATGATGTCGAATTTCCCAACGTAGGTCAACTCCAAGACATCGAAGCATTCAAGTTGGCAATCACAGGAGGCAGATATGTAGAAATGGCCATCGGTGGATTAAGGACACAAGCCTTTGCGCTTGACCTTGCTGACGCACTTGCTTATTTTAGCGTGTTAGTCCCAGAACTAAAACACGATTTGAAGGTCAAAAATTGGCGAGAGGTTGACCCATTTGTTGCTAAACAAATTGTTAAAGATTTCAAGCAGAATTTCCTGAAGTGGTACAAACCTATTGTCGATGACCTTTACAATTTCGATACCGATGAAATTGATGAGGGCGATGGACAAGAACAGGAAAAATAATCTCAAAGAACAAGTTCATGCGTTCATAGTAAATTGGAACAAACAGTGGCCAATTGACTATTGGTGGCGCAAAAAGTACAATGTTCCATTCGGGAGTGAAACTCACCGAAAGGCAAACTTCATACAGATGTACTATGAATACTATGAAGAGAAAATCTTGCGTAAATGGTATTCACAAGAAAGTACGGATGGCGACACCCAAGAGTTGGAGTCCAGCTTGTATAAAACAAAACAAGGCAAGAAGATGTCCAAGCAAGAAATTGATAAGGATTTCGACAACATAGACCTCAGCAGATATAATACAGTAAAGGGTCAAAATAATAACGCAGATGGCTGAAGTTAATGTAAATATAAGAGGTCGTGATGACGGATTGGGTTCTCAGCTAGATGCGTTGCGCCAAAAGGTTCAACAACTAGGTAGGGATGTAACAGACCTCAACCGATTGTCTGAAATGACTCCAACTGAGCAAAAGGTTACAGTTGAGCGTGAAGCAAAAGGTGCACTGAGAGCAAAACAAGAGCAAGTCAAGTCGGAGTACGCTGAAGTGCGTCAATCCAATCTTGCTGAATTCAAGGAGCAAGAGGAAAAATTCAGTCGGGGCGAAATTTCCAAAAAAGAATTCAAGAAGCAAAAAGAACTTTTTGAAGGAGCACAATCTGAAGCTACATCTCAAGAGCAGAAAGAGTTGGCTGAAATTGAAAAGGAAATGAACATGCATTTGCGCTTGATTGTCCGTGAGATGGTGGACAAGCGTAAATTAGACAGGGAGAGGTCGCAACGTGATAAGAAAGAGTTTGAAGAGGGTGGTAAAGGTGGCTTGTATGGAACTTTAGTTCAAGAAAATAAAGACCTACAAAAACAAAGATTGACTGCCCAAAGTCAAGAGGATTTAGATGATATAAACGCAAGGATTGCTGCCAACAAAGAACGCATGCGTGAGATGGATGGCGGTGGAGCAAGAGGGGGTAAAGGCGGTGAGGATGGAACAGGAATAAATTACTCACAGTTGGCTCAATCAATAGCCAGTGCTAACTTGGCAGCAACCAGCATACAGACTGGTAGGGCTGCGGGTGGATTACTAGGGGGGTCAAAGGGCGCAACAGCAACTGCATCGGTGATAGCAGCAGCCTATGCCCTTTTAAGTCAAAGTGACCAAGTTTACGCTGCTGGTCAAGGAGTTGGTTCATTGAGAGGGAGTGGTTACTCAGGTTCAACTCAAATGTTTAGCCTGATAGACCAAGCACAAGGGAATTACGGAACTGGGATGGCCACGTCAATGGGGTTGAATCCACAGGACTTTTTGAAAGCAGCTGAAATAAAAGGTCGTGAAACAGGAATAGCTGGCCCAGACATTTTAAGGCGAACACTAGAGGATTTACAATTCAATAAAGCATTCGGTGCTGATGCCGGCATTTTTAACTCATTTGAAAGGTTCACAACTCAGCAGAGGGAGGCAACTGATATTTCACTTGACGTATTAAATGTGTTGACCTCAATCAACGAAAGTAGTTTGAAAGAGGGTGATTTGGCAACTTTGACTGAAAAGTTACAAACTCAACAAACATTGATGAGTATTCAACGTACCAAACGTGATATTGTCGATGTTGACTCTTCATTGAGGATGTTGGCTGCTTTTGAATCAATAGGACTTTCTCAAAAAGGAGAAAAATCTGGTGACTTTCTTGCCCAAACTATTCAAGGACTAGGAGAGGGTGGTGGCGACAACTTGATGTTAATGAAGTATGAGGCAGCCAAGAGAGCACACCCAGATTTAGCATACAATCCTGCTGAGTTACGCAGATTTGTTCGATTTAATTCAGATGACCCGAAATACATCGAACAGTTCATGAAAATGTCGGGTGATTGGACGCAAGGAAACCAAATGGCTAGGGATGACCTTTTATACTCATTCTTCAATCCTCAGTCGGAGTATGATATGGAGCTTTATGAAAGAGCCATGACGAGTGGTGATTTCTCTGGCTATATGACTGGAAAGAAGCCAATTCAGAAAGGGCGAAAAGGTACGTTGAGTAAGGAGTTCGCTGCGTCAGAAGCAAGCACTATGAATAGTGCTATGAGTGAGATGTTATCTGGATTTCAGTCCATAATTGGAACAATATCGACAAGCCTAGAAAATTGGTTGACTAACAACACTGTAAAAGTAAATGTTACTAATTCATATGGAAATTTGCCTGTGAGTCCAACGACCAAAGGTGTTAGAAAAAATGGTTCAAAATGAGTAAAATAATAAAGTTACCATATAATGGCGAAGTTGGTTGGGATGCTAGTGCTGGTGAAATACATAAGTTCTACAAGATAAACCAAGATGTAAATGATTGGTTGAAAAGTAAGGATGATAAGGGAGTCACCAACAAGCAAAAAATCCTAGATGCGTACGACAACGCCACTAAAGAAAGATTGGGGTATGTAAACGAAAAGGGTGAGCCAACCGATAAAAGTGTTGATGATATAGGGAGTGCTCACCCAGTTCGTTGGCCAATAATTTTACATGTAGAGTCAAGCAAACTTCAAAGAGATATTTTGCCCAGCCAATCTAATTTACTGTTGATAGATAGTGGTGGTTACAATTTTGGACCAAGAGAAGTGGGAGAGGGTGGAAATGAGGATAATGAAAATTTTGTATTTTCAGCCGAAATAGGTCGAATACATAGACAACTCAAAGAAACAACAGGCAATTTAGATGTAAATTCTTGGTTGTATTATGATGGAAATTCAAGTTCATTCTTGAGAGACACTGGCGCTAGGGGAATAGTACATAAAGAATATCAAAGACTGAGGGTTTGGGTTTGGTGTAAAGCACTAGCAAGTCTAGGAATACGAAAGATGGATTCACCTGTTGAGACAGATGAATTCAACAAGTTCTCAGTGATAGATTTGACCCCATTCCTGATGAATTTATCAGTCAATCAAACGGAGCAAGCTGGTTCTTTTTCAATTACTCTGCCGCCAGTGATAGGAACTTTGCCTTGTAGTTTAGGTTTACCAACTGGAATTTGGGAGGTTGATGAAACCAGCTACATCAAATTCATGTCTAACAATATTGAAAACTACACTTTCAAATCAACAATAAATTGGCAGATGAGTGAAGCCAATAAGGAAAAGTTGATTGAATTAACAGATGCCTTTGAATCAGAAAAACAACGTGAAACTTATGGACAAAGGGCGCAGGCAGTTCAGTTCGATAGTCGTGTCAATCTTTATGATAAATTTCTATATGAAAGTGATAGACCTAAACCATATGGAAGTTTTTGGTGGTTTAGAGAGGATTTTTTCTTTCATAATGTGATATCTGAAAATGATATTGTTTTTATTGGCGGATTGGAGTATGGGACAGATGAGGAAAAATACGCACATCCTTTTGTTAGAAATGTAGATGATATTGTTAAATTAAGCAATATGCAAATTGCGTTAGTGGACACTAATTCACTATCATGTACAGCGGAAAATACTGACGTCACGATACAGATAGCTGGCCGTGACCTTATGAAGCTGCTAATAGAAGATGGCTCATTCTTTTTTCAAAAAAGCTATGCCAATCCAAAACAAACTCAAACTGCCTTTAACAACATAGATTTACCAAGACGTGGGGATGACGTTAATGCTTTCAATAAAGCAAGTGAATCAGGATGGCGTGGCGTAAACAGACTGCTGACTGTAGGTATGATTGAATCCATGTATAATGTAGAAGCAAGAAATGTAGGATACATAATGAATTTATTGATTAGCACCCTTTCCAATATTGAAATTTGTCAATCTAAAGTTTTTGATTCATACGGAGATTTAAGGACAAAATTTCAAGTAGAGATTGAAGAGCCAGTACAGAATAAAGAGGGTCAGGATGAAAATATAACAGAATAATGAGTCAACTAGAAAGAAATTTGAAATTCATCAATGGGGGAGTAGTAGATGGAGTGCGTAGATACCCACTTCACCCGAAGTTCAGACCTATTATGATACAATTTGATGCGCAATGTAGGGCTGTCGGCATGGAGTTGCGTATGTACTCAGGATTTAGAACTTATGCTCAACAAGACTATTTATACAAAGAATATAAGGCTGGTCGTAACAACGGAATTTTAGCGTCACCCCCAGGATTTAGTTCACATGAGATTGGCCTTGCTATGGACTTACGTTCATGGAATGGAAAGGAGTTCTCAAGGGATAAAGAGCATATGCGCAAAGTGGCTAAAATAGCCAAAGCATTAGGAATGAATTGGGGCGGTGACTGGAATATAGCCAATGAGCAACACCATTTTGACTGCCATTTTGGATTAGGTTGGAAAGAAGTAAAAAGAAGATGGAAGGCTAAAATGTTTGATGCTGATGGTTACATCCTGCTTGATGACGCAAATCAAGCCACGCCATCACAACAAGTTCAAAATCCCAATTGGAATACTGACATTGGAACAGAAACATACGATGTAAAAGTTGAGGAATACAAAAGAGAAAAGATTTTGCCTAATGAGCCAATCAAGAATGTCGAAGAGGTTAATGCGGTCGGCATATGGCAGATAGTAAAGATGGTGTCTGATAGGTGGAGCGTTTCTCAACTTATTGCTGACAGCTCACTTGCTACCAATCAGGGCAGTTTGATAAATTTTGTTAGAAAAGTCGTACAAGACCCATGGATGCAATTCTATGGAGACACTTTTGGAAACCAATTTTACTTTTTTACAAGGAGAGCACCATTTGATTACAATGGTTGGTGGGGTTCATTGATGGACCAAGGTGTTATTCATGAAACTAGTGTGATATCAGATGACTTGAAGTGGTATAATGGTCCAATTTATAGCTGGTATCAAATAATACCAAAGGGCTCATTTATCTCAGATGAGAACCAAATTTTTGCTCACATAACGGCAGTATATTTTGAAGAATATGCTCAAGTTTGGGGCTCAAAACCCAATTCACAAGTCAGTAATTATTTGAGCTTTGTGAAAATCAGCGATGGCAGAATAATGGAAGAGAAAGCCTTGGAGGATTTAAGATACATGGTTGAGTCAAATATGTATCTTCCATTTACTAGGGAGGGGAGCATTGTATTGAGAGGTTGTTTCGGAATAAAAAGAGGTCATAAAATAACCTATGCTCCAACCATGGAAATTTTCTATGTTGACGCTGTTAGTCATAGATATACTGTGGTTGATGGTAGTGAAGAATGGGTAACAACTCTTCAAGTGTCGAGAGGTATGGAGATACGACACTGTCTTGCGCCAGAAAAGACTGATGATTTCAATTATTGGAATTTAATACTTTTTGACAATCCTCCACCTAGAAAAGAGATTGTAAAGGAAAAAATAGAACAGGATGTTGCTTATGTATATTTTGATAATGACAGACCATATCTGATTGATTTGAATGAAACTTGGCCACCAGCTAAAGATACGGATGATAAAAAAATGGAGAAACAAATTAAAGCATTTCCATCATTACGTGCGGATTTAGTTGCCCAAAATAATAGACAAATTGAATATGCTGTTTCTTTGATAGAGAAATATCCAAGCTGTCCTACATTTAGATGTACTGGTTACATAGACTCAGACAGTGGCGTGAATAATAGCACACTTCCAACGAATAGGGCGAAGACATTAAGGACTGCCATAGTTGATTTATACATTAAGAAACACCCAAGTGAAAATAGAGCAGCAATTGAAAAGAAAATATCCATCATTCCAAGGGGAGTTAAAACATTCACTGAGCGAGAGAAAAAAGCCTTTTTGGATGACAAGACAGCAGGTGACCTAAAAAGAAAAGCGTATCAAAGGGTTGCGTTTTTTGTAATGGATGAATGGATGAAAGACAAAGAAATTGAAAAGGAAGTGAAGGGTGTTGGTTGGAGAGTGAATGACCCTGTTTTTCAATACTTTCTTCAGAGAAGACAATTCAACAAATGTGGAATAAAAGATTAAAGATATGTTTTTTAACAAGCCTTGGATTTTAGAAAATGACTTGCCTGAGCGCATAGATGATGAAGAAATTGGCGTGCGTGAAATACCTAGTGGCAATTTGTCTGCTGGAGTTGGTTTTTTGATAATCCCAACTGGAGTTGATCCAACAGAATACAAAGAGGACTGTTACAGGACAGGTAGGTGTTCGATTTATGGAGGTTATGGACACGGATATTTCCACAGTGTGCTTATTGATAGGGAAGTTCTACAAAGAATAAAATTTCCAACACAACCTGGAGAACATGGAACACCAGTCGTTTGGGTAAACATACCTAAACACAATGAGCCCATAGTGGTTGCCTGTTTGAAACATGAGGATGATTTCCATCCTCTTCAAGAGTTTCAAAAAAGAACTACAAAAGTGTCTGATACAGGCAACATGGTTGATATAGACATGAATCCAGCGAATGCTACCTTGACCATCACAGTTCGGAGTGAGCAAGCGGAAAAAGTGCCTAGAATAGTATTCAGAGCAAGTGGTAATGCGGGAGAGCCAACTGCTCAATTTATAGTGGAGAGTGATGGCGAGTATTTATTGAATGCTTCAAAAAGGGCGGTGTTTTTATCGAATGATAAAATTGAAATAGGAGTTACAGGTGTTGACCGAAAAACTAGAGCAAGAGTTGTTCTAAACAGCAATCTGGAAGAAGAAACTGAGCGTTTGCTATATGAAGATGAATTCAATAATAAAGTTTACATAAATGAAAATAGAATTCAAATAAAAGCTGAGGACTCAAAAAAAATAATTTTTGGAGAAGAGGATAGTGCTGAACCGATGGTCAAAGGTGATACATTGGTAGGCAAGTTGGAAGAAATTATTGATGGAATAACGCAATTGACTGTTCCAACTGCTTTTGGTCCAAGTGGAACGCCAGTGAACTCTGCCACCTTTATTCAAATCAAACAACAGTTGAAGGACATATTATCAGAACTAACAAACACTGACTGATGGCTTTACTCAAACCGACATTGAAGGATGGAATCCAATCTATTATAGACCAAGAGTATTCAGGGTTCACCCAGTTCCCATCTAGTGTGGTGGAGGCAGCTGAACGCTGGAGCATAGCAATTGATAATTACGCTAGTCTGGTTACTCCACCTTCAACCACATCGCCAGCAGCTAGGCAAGCACTAAAGGCTAAATTGCTTTTGGCAGAAAATTTAGGAGTAGATGCCTTCAAATTGGGACTAATTGAATACGCAACTGTTCTTGCGGGAGGGATGGCGCCAACATTCACAGGAGTGCCGCCAGTTACACCACCATTATTTGAACCGATTTTTGCGGTAGGTTTTGCGGGGGCTGACTCTGCCACCATAGCAGAATTGCTTTCTAGCATGATAGACCTATGGTTTAAGACAGGTACAGCTATTAACAATACAAGTGGAATTACTTTAACATGGATATGATATGCCAGGAAAAGAACTAGTAATAAGAAAAGTCCAAGACATCTTGGTAGAGGGCGGTAGAGCATTATTGCATTCACTGGCACCTGATGATTTTGAGTATTATGCTTGCGCATTTCAAGTGGTAGATGCCATTGACGAAATAGAGTACATATTCAATTTCCCTGTGATGCCTAATGCTATCCAAATAAATAAAAAGCCTCACGTCAACGTAAAAAAGACCATGAGAGGTTATGTTGATACAATTAGCACGGCATTCTCTGGGCCAACTATCAACATAAGCGGTACATTTGGTAGAAAATTTAGGTTGCTTGTTCAGCGTGATAATCACGCCAATCAAGAAACCAAAAAGAAAGAGGAACAGACTGAGGACTACAAAAAAGACACCTTTGACTTAAATGTCAAAACTGGGTACGGAGCAACGAAACTTTTGGAGAAAGTTCTAAAAAAGAGCACGCAGCTAGACCAATATCAAAAGCCATACAAAATACTTTTTTACAACTTTGCTTACAATGAGAGTTACTATGTTGAAATCATGTCTTATTCAATTTCTCAAAGCCTAGAGAATAATGCTATGTGGAATTACAGCATAGAATTAAAAGCCATAGGGTCAACCGATGTTTTTGTGGACAATAATAAAAACATCAAGAATATGGTGTCTCAAGCAGCGGTTCAAAAAATGTTGAATAGTACATTTAGCAATTTAACCATGGGTGGATTACAAAGAGGTTTTACATTTTAATAATTAAACAATGCTAGTTACTCAAGAAACATACGATAAATTTTTCAAAATCACTAATTATGATTTGGGAAGTTTTGTGTTCAGAGCCAAGGATTTCCTTGGAACTAGTCTGCCCATTATATCAGCATTCTACAGCGGCAAATCAAAGTATTTAGATAAAAAATATCTAAAGGAACTGGACTTGTTGGAAGAGGAAAGTGTAAAGATTTTGGCGATTTTTAAGAACTTCAGCAAGATATTGAACACTTGTGATTTTTGGATGTTGTTGGATGGTATTGAGGACATAAGAACTCATATTCAATATGTGCAAAATTTGCCGAAATACCTGCGCTCCAGCTACATAAAAGGAAAAGTAAAGGCTGGGTACAACTATCAATACACAATGTCTGCCAATGAGACACTTGAGGACATAGCCATAGACCAACTAGGTTCAGCAAACTTTCACAATAAGGCTCAAGAAATAGCCATAGACAATGATTTGAGAGAGATTGATTGGGATATAGATGGCGGAACACAAATCCAGTTGACTGATACCTCATTCCAGATGGCACTAGTCACTTCCATGATTGATTATACAATAGGCGATAGAATTTATGGAAAGGATGTAGACAGACTTTTGACGTTTCAAAATGATGATTTGAAAGTTCTAGGGTATAAAGATACAGTGTATCAAACTGTTGATATTTTATGTCAGCTAAAGAAAAGGGATGTGCCTGAGTATCCATGGCTTGGAACGAATGGAAATTATTGGACAGGAAGTAATTTGGCTATGACCAATCTTCCAATCATCGGTAAAGAATTGGAAAAGATTTTCAAAACCGATGACTTATTCAAAAACTTCAAAATGAGAAATGTGAAATACAAAGATGGAGATGTCTTCATCGAATTTGAAGTATCAACAAAAAGAGATTTAGTCATTGTAAATAGCGTAACAATATGATTACAAGAATAACACCAGTAGATGAATTGAAGCAGATTTTTGTAGAAACTTTGCTCAATCAGACAAACCTAGTCACTAAAGTGTCTGAGGGTTCAGTTCTCAACGGAATAGCTTTTGGTGCGGCCAAATTGGCGCAGAAAGTGTTAAAGGATGTCGCAGTAATTGAAACACACCTGTTTCCTGATTCAGCGTTTGGTTCGTATTTGGACACCATGGCGGATTTAAGGGGGGTTGCTCCAAGGATGGCAGCAATAGGAAGTTCTACATATGTTCGTGTTGCCGGCACACCTGGTACAACTTACATTCCTGGAATACATACATTCACAGGACAAGGTGTAGATTTCGCAGTACAGCAGATGGTTACCATACCACAAGAGGGTTTTTCATACGTGAAACTTGCTAGCATACCTAATGGTTCATTTACCAACGTCAATCCTTTGACAATCAACAAAGTTGCCCCTATTCCATCAGGACATGAATACTGTATAAATGAGTACATGGCAACTGGCGGTAGGGATGCGGAGGATGATGAGATGTTTAGAGAGCGCATCAAGGAAGAAATAAATGTGTTGGCCAGAGGAACACTACAATATATGGAACAAGTTCTCAGAAAGTCCAATCCTAATGTATTGCGTGTTTACAACTATGGCTTGGATAACGTGGGCGATTTATGTCTAGGTGTCGGAAGTGTTAATGGAGCGAATTTCACCCCATCAGAGTTGGGAGATTTCTTGCTGAAAGCTGACCAATGGCTAAACATGAATGAGTTCAAACCGAATGGACTTTTGAACTATGGAATAAAGTTCGTCAATGTGACTTACTTTCCCATAGATGTTAGCTGTCGTGTAGATATTGAACCTGGATTTTCAACTGACGAAATTCGTAAACAGGCGCAAATAAATTTGAGTAAATTGATAGACCATAGATTTTGGAAAGATGGGGATTTCATAGACAATATGGACTTGGTGAATGCGGTTAAGGCAGTAACTGGAGTTAGACGTGTCATAGACAATATGTTTTTCCCGAACACTTATGTGGATATTCCAAGAGGTCAATTGCCAAGATTTAGAGGGTTTGTGATGATGAACATTCAAGGGATAGTTTTGGAGAATATATCTGGAACATTGAATCCATTTTACTATCCAACGGAAAGCGATTTTGCATATCAAGCAACTGTATTAAGAAGATTGTAAAAAATGGAAAAGGATTTAACAGTAAAGACAAACAGTTCAATAACTGGCTTCAGTTCACTAGCTCAAACCAACGGAGTAGTTGCTATGGATATAGTTTACGCTGATAGCACTCAAAACGTTGGTGTAGAGCCAGTTGAATTAAAAGACCCAAGGACTAGTCAACTTGAGATTTTAGACCAACGTAAACTCATTAATTCAATTGAGGGAATAGAGTGTGAGTTGCTGATAAGTCAAGGAGTTCAACCTGTCTTTGAAGTTGACGTTGATGGAAGTATTTATATCAGTGATATTGTTGATGAAGCAGATAATTATCAAATAAACAATATGGCTGAGTTAGAATTTAATTTTGTTGTATAATGGCAGTAATAGGTAACACTTTATCAGCGATTGGCGATGTTCTTTTTGTGTACTCACAAGGCGCACTTGCCGGCAATGTAAACATAACAGGATACACTGATGTAACAGTTGGAGAAACACCAACTAGGTATTTCATTAGGACATTTAGATATTCTCTGGATGGGGTTAATTACTCCAACTGGGATGCTCTGACTAATGCTAATTTGGCTAACATTACAGGAACAGTTACCACTTTATTGTTTTTGGAGTTTAGATACGAAAGAGCAGGAACGGACAATACAGGTCTGTTGGAGTTTGGAGGAATTACTTTGAACGGAAACATAATAATCCAAATTTGTAACAACACGACAACTTTAGACAGCATATTCGCAGACTTGGCTTGTAATGATATGTTGACTGCCTCCATCTGTAACAACTTACTAAAGAAAATCTACAATCTAGGCATTTTGCCTGAATTTATCAAGCGTGGGCCAGGAATTAATGATACTGATTTCGTGAGTTTTTGGAATGCCGTTTCTTGTTTCTTGGCTTTTGTGTCTGCTTTTGCTAACGAGTTCGACCAGATACTTTACAAAAGAAAGTATTTGATAATGGATTTAGAGCAAAGAGGGGCGATGTTTTGTAAAGACACTGTCTTGATGACTGAGCTTCAAGAGATAGCAAAGAACTTTTATGATGAAATTCGCAGACGTGGTACAAAAATGACTTACCAAAAATTAGGCACAACTATGCTTGACGGGTACGTTATGCCGATGGATGGCGAGTGGTTGCGTATTTTGTGTCGAAATAGGTATGATGAATTTTTAGTAGATGTCGTTCAAAAAGAGAAACATGGATGGTGCGTAGGACATTCTTCACCGATATACAACGGAAACTACAAATCAAAGCAAATAAATAAGACTGAGGAAAATACTGATGATTTTGTTGATTTAACCAAGTATGAAATACAAGGATTGGGAAGTTATGTAAACATAGTCACTGACCCAAATGGATGGAATTGTATGTCTATTGGAAGTGATGGAGTTGGAACGTATGGACTTGGATATCCATGGAACTCACCGCCACCACTTGTTGATTGGGAGGATTTGATAATTGTGGATAAAGAGATTGATTATGAAATCACATTCAAAGTAAAAAGAGAGTTGGGGAGTATGAGCACACTTTATTTCGGGGTACATGGATACAACCGAAATGGAGCATATAGACCACTAGCGTTCCAACGAATAGATAATGGAGTCATCTCAGATAGATTTTTTGTGGATAGCTTTGATGATACAACCAGAATACAAGGTCAATGGTACAGTATAAGGGGCATAATCTATTCAGCAGGTTCTCCAAGTGTATCACCACCATTTCACAAGACTAATGTTATTGGAAACAATTTGAAATTTAGCACAACTGAGAATATAGAACTAGTGAAGCCTTTCATCCAGTTCAGGGGCGCATCACCTGGTGAGGAGATTAGAATACATGATTTCAAAATGCGCCCACTTATCAAAGGCAAACACATATTATCATTTCGCAACCGCAGACCATTCGTAGTCAATCCACAATTCGTACAAGGTGATGTGATGGTAATGAATTGGTTAAAGAACAATAATGACCATTATAGTGATAATGACATAACAAACAAAATTCAAGAGAACTTACTGCCGTATGAACAAAAGCTCATTCCAATCTATTTGACAAAGAATGTTAGTGATATACAGCTATTAGTTCAATAAAAGTAAAAATTGTAAAGACATGAGTGGATATTTGAAGATAAACTCAAATTTGTTTTTGGAGGTGGCTGAACTCAACCGAAATGACCAGTTTTTGGACGAATGGGGGTACAGAAGACACGTTCTGGCAAATAGTAAAACATATGGTATTGTAAAGGATTTAGATTTGCCTGAGACAGGTTCAATCCTAACCAAAGACGCATTTTATGTTTCAAAATTTGGAGTTGCTTGTTACGACAAAGTGATAATCAATCCAGGGATGATAATTGATATCAGAGGTCGTTATGTAGTCAATGAAGTCCCAGTAGATGTAATGATACCAGCTGATTCACTTTGGTATTGGTTACGTGTTAAACACAAATACAGTGTTCGGGAACTAGGAACAGTTTCAATTGATTCACTAGGTAATGTCATCGGAACTGGAACGGAGTTCACAAAAATTTTACGTGGACAACCAAATTTCCCTTCCAAGATACGTTTTTTGAACTCCACGGCAGGCAATGCGCTTGATTATGAAGTCGTGGCGGTTAATAACAACACTTCATGTATATTACAAGGTTCATTTACAGCTGAGAGCAATCTACAATTTGCGGTTGTGGGGACTTTCACGCCAGGATATCCAGTGCCTGTATCAGACCAACTCATCTTTCAATATGACAACTTTGAATATGAATTGGTACTTGAAACCACTTTGAACACTAAACCAAGCTATCTTGCTAATGAAGAATTTTATCTTGCTAGGATAAAAAGCAATGGAACTACAATATTGGTTGAAGATAAAAGAAATGATTGGTGGAGACCATGGGGCGAATGGTGGACTGATTTTGTAGATAGGAGTTTGGTGAACAAGCTGATAGGTGTAGAGGGAGTTCAGTACCAACAGCCCAATGAGCCAAGAGCAAAAAATATTGCTCTGCTGGCTTGGGGTATGCGTTTTAGTGTTTATACTATTGACCCAAGCCTAAAAAAAGTGTCTGTTTTGATTGGACTAGGGGGTACATTCAAAGACACATCATTCTTCAATTCAGGAGATTTCGACAATTGGAGGCTTTATGCTAAAAATGGAAGTTGGAGAACAATTACAGAAAGTATCAAGACAGGAACTCAAATAGTGCTGACACTAGATGTTCTTGACCCTGATGATTACGGATTGTCCGATGAGTTATTTATAGCACCACCATATGAAAGAATTGAAATAAGAGCCAGACGTGATGGGGCAATTTTAGATACAAATGACCAAGACCAAGATACAAATACCACTGAAGTGTTTCCTTGGCCAAATTTAGAGCACACGTTTGAATTTCCAATTAACACGCAGCTATCAAGAATTGAGTTGCCGGCATTAGATGGATGCTACAAATACAACTTGATGTACCGATACATCGTATTTGAAGCATACACTGATTGGTTAGTATTTCCGAATGACCCAATAGGTCATTACGATGAAGACTCATACGATGATTATGGAAACCTAAAATTGCCGATTGATAGAACTCAAGTTCCATACATAGGTAGTTCCAATCTTGGATTTATCAAAGTTTGTGAAGCACCAGACTCATTTCAGAACTTCCAAGATGATGTCATAACAGGTGATTTATTCGGAGTGCGCACACTTTCCTTGGCACCATCAACGCCAGTTCTCAACCTAGAGGTCGGTGTTGACAAAAAGTATCAACACTTCATTGGAGGACTTACTATGACTGCCGATATGTTCATCAACTTGAAGACCACTGGTGCTAGAGAGGGGAACACGTTTTGGCTTCATATTGACCAATGGATTACGTTATCCACTTTCAAATTAAGATTGGTTCAAGATTATGTGAATCCAACTAGCTTTACATTGATTCACGATTTTTCACTGAATGACCTTTATTACGCAAGAAATAACACATCGGATGATGTGACTCAATCTCACCGATTAGGACTATTCATCGTTTGTACTTTTGACGATACAGGAAATTGGATAGCCAGATTTGATACTGACTTGACTCCAAAAGGAACTGTGCGTATGTTGGGTTCAAAAGCACTTAATATAAGTACAGCATTTGACCCACAAGGAAGTGGAAATAAAAAAGGTTTTTGGGGTTGGCACGTTCTTAATGGCGTAGATGGATTTTTGAATATGACTGATAGATTTCCGATGGGAACTGTAACAGGAACACCTGGAACTACAGGAGGTTCAAATTCAGTTACTATCACGACAGCCATGTTGCCGGCACACAGTCATACGTTCAGTGGGACTACAAATTCAATAACACACGGACATAGAGTTTACTTGAGAGACAGCGGTACGTCAGTCGCATCATATAGGGATGCGGAATATGGTAGAGGGGGCACAAGAAATTTAGGTTCACCACTAGGCGGTGGTAACAACACTGATGACCATACGCATTCTCATACCTTTAGTGGCACAACAGGAACAGCTGGAGGTTCTACAACTCCAACTCCAATAGACATAAGACCACAGTGGGCAAGATTTATATTCATTGAAAAATTTGTGTAAGATGATTATCAAAATTACAAATAAAATAGCGTTCCAAGATGACCCAGGTATGTCCTCATTTGGAGTGGGCAATAGCGGAAGTGTTGATTGGACATATGATGGTGATTCAGCTGAGCTTGTGCCTAATGAAGATGGCGGAGTTACAAAAGATTTCAAATTAAGTAATGCTAACAAATACTCATGGGAATTAAAACACGGAAACAACTTTGATGTAAATATCCAACAGGATATTTTAAGAGGGGTTGGTGATGTAGTGAGTCTTCATGTTTTTTGTTATGAGTCAACCACAACCAAACCATACCGATTGCCGATAAGATTTGACGTTATACTAGATGACGTTGATGTAGTTTTAGCGACCACTTGTGATTTCTCACTAGGGAACGTAAAAAATTTGCTGAATGACATCAGAATATCAAACGTACAAGTCCCAATCAATAGCAAGGCAACATTGGTCATTATTGTAGCAACAAAAGAATAATTTAGATGGAACTTTTATTATCAGGAGCCAAACACGCCAACGCTGAACAACGTGATGTATCTGCCTCAACTGGTGGCTATATTTCAATCACACCTGTTCCGAATGGTAGGCTAAATGTCTTGTTTGACGACATCGGATGCTATGAGCAGCATAAACAAATAGACACTACACTAGCATTCTTTTTAAGAAATAACTCAAGCAACACTGTTAACAACGTAATTCTACAACAGGTACATCAAACGAAATTCGGACAAGATGTCGCCCAAGCTGAATTTTCTTGGGCTGCTGTTGAACCAATTGATAATATATTGATTGAAAGAATAGGTAATGTATATGAAATGCCGTACAACGCTGAATTCTTCCAACCTAATTGCAGGAGAGAGGATGGTATCCTAAAAATACTCACACCAGGTGTTGCTGGCGATGTTTTGAGTGTTTTAGGAGTTACTTTCACTTTGGGTGGCGATGAAATAATTGACGTTGTCTCTGGGTTAGTTGATGCTTTTGAAAACAATGCTGACTTCAATGTCGAATTTAAGTCAGACACGGAAGTTTACTTTCAGCGAAAGGCTTTGATATCAACTGGTGACCCAATTTCTATATTAACACCTGGAACAGCTACATCACAACCAGTGAATTTATCAGGATTTTTAGATGAAGGAGTTTTGCTAATTGAACAAATGAAACCTGGTGAGTCCATCGGTTTATGGTGTACTAGAAAAGTGAAGTCATCAAAAGAAAAAGGTTGTTTTGAAATTGAAAAAAAATTTGATGAGGAGTTCGGAACGGAGTTTCATGAGAACACAATGGATGAGCATGGAGACAATGAAGAGTGTCTTGAGGTCATATTTACATTTACTTAATTTATTTATTTAGCCCATTATTTAATAATTGCCCCGCAATAGTGGGGCATTTTTATTTATATCCAGTGGAGACAAGGCTGCAGGTTGACGAAGTAGGGGTGAGTGTGGGGTAGTCCAGTCTGAGCACACCTCATTAAACTAGACCACATTTACTCCAAGACAGGAATATAAACTAAAAATCAAATATAAGTAGGTTGATGGGTGGACTAGCAAAGTTACCTAAAAACGAGATAAATGGTAGTGGTTCTTTTCAGGGGGTTGTGAGCACTATCAGCCTAATGCGATGAGTAAAAACATCTAGGGGGAAAGGGGGTTTGATTTTGAGACCTTTGCTTCTGAGTAAAAATTTTTTAATTTGTAAAGCATGATTGAGTTCAAAAGGGTGTCCGCAAAGCAGTATCAGTTCCACTCTGATATACCAAAAGAAATTTCCAAGTTCAAGGACTGTTTTTCTATTTGGGTGGATGGCGCACAATTTTCGGATAAGTACAAGAAAGGAATTTGGGATGGACACGTCAGACTTTTTGACGCAAGTAACAGGTTTGATATAGGACTGATTGATGAGGCGGTTTACCATATGAATAAGGAGGACATATCAGTCCAAATAGTTGAAAGAGATTACAGAAAAGTAAAGATAGCAGATTTGTCTTTTGATAGTCGGTTGCGACCACACCAGCGTGAGGGGGTGTCTGCCTTTTTTGAAAAGAATTACGGACTGATGGTTGTCCCCACACGTGGCGGCAAAACATTTATTTCTGGAGAGATTATCAGACACGTCATTGAGCAAGTAGAGAATAGCTTGATATTGTTTTTTGTTGATACAACGGATTTATTTGACCAAACCATAGAGGAACTTTCCAAATACTTAAATGTTCCTGAGAATGAAATTGGAACCATAAATTCATACGGAATAAAGCCCAAACAAGTAACAGTGGCTATGATTCAGACAGTCACATCTGTCTTCAACAGAAAAAAGCCTGAAGCAAGGGATTTAGAGAGGTATTTCAAACAAGTTAATTTTCTGATTGTGGATGAGGTTCAGGAATACTTGGGCGACAATAGAATGAAACTCATAAGGAAGTGTTCAAACGTTGACTTTTTACTAGGTTTGTCCGCCACTCCATTCAAGCAGATGGGGAACTTGATTTCCAATCTAAAAATGAAAGGATATTTTGGCGGCATAGTTTATGATGTTTCCAAATCCAGACTACAAGATGAGGGGTATTTAGCCTTGGATAAGGCAATACTGATAAGCCATACTCATGATAGTAAAAAAGTCAAGCAGTTTATGAATTTAGTCGGAACTGAAAAATACCACAAATTTCTTAAAAAGCTGATTCATGAGAACAGAGACAGGAACAGAATTATTTTGGATTTGATAAACATGTGTGATAGGAATAAGTGGAAGACACTTGTACTATTCAACTCAAAACAACATGGCTATCTGATATCAGACTCAAGTGGAAAGCCTTTCATAAGTGGCGATGATGATTCAAAAACGAGGGTTGAAGAGAAAGAGAAATTTTTGAGAGGTCGGGGCAAGATACTATTGGCCAGTAACATATTCAAAAAAGGAATAACATTGCCTGAAGTAGAGGTTCTGATAATAGCGGATGGAGGACTAGAGGGAACAAGCATAGTTCAAAAAACTGGTCGTGTTCTAGGGGCGGTTGAGAATAAAGACAGGGCGGTGATAATTGATATAATGGATGTTGAAAGTGAATACTTTTCGGAACATAGTTTGAATAGATTGGACGTTTATTCGGAAACCATCGGCAATTCCAGAATAGAGTGTTATGAGGATGAGGATATGCGAGAAATTGAAGAAAGTATAAAATCATGGTTCGATGAAAAATAAAGAGGTCAAACTTGTAGTTGATAAATTCAAGTACCATTACAAAGCGGTTACTGGCGATGAGTCGTTCAGACTTAACATGACTACAACTAGATTGACTATGACTTTGAATTTCATTGATTATATGAAGAAAATGACCAACTCACCCATACTTGGAGAGGACTATTTGAAGAGTTTTATGGAGTTCCAATTTAATCACTGGTTCCAACACGAGGGTAAATTTGGCAAGGGAACTAGCATACAGTTGGAGTGGATAATTGGAAAGAAAGCCTTGAAGCGTTGGTTCGATAGGTCAGAAAAGTACAAGAGGGCAACCGATATCATTGTGCGTAAAAATTTGAAGAAAAAGGTTGTTTTTAAGCTGGATGGAGTTCGTAATGAGGGGTGGTCAAAGACCATGTTGGAGGTTCGTGAAGTTGAAGAGTTTGAAAAGGAAATGTTTTTTAACACAGCGAAAGGATTTGTTAATTGTACACTGAACACTACACTTTATCATCACAAGTCGAAATTTTGTATGGAGTGTAAGTATAAAGACAAGTGTAAGGAGCAATTGAAAGAGCAATATCCCATCGTTTCTAAATTAAGAGGATATAAAAATGAGTAGTAAAAAAGAGGAACTATCATCGGAGTTTGTGCTGGAGTTATTTAATTGTGCCTTCAATGATAATAACATATTTGAGTTGCTGAGACAGCACTTGAAGTATTCATATTTGGTACATGAGCACGAAAAGAAATTTTGGAAGAAATGTATTGAATTACATATCAATAACGAAAAAGTGCCGACACTGGGGTTGGTACAAGTAGAATTTAGGAAAGATGAGAGGGTAAAGGAGTTCATATCAGAGATTAAACAAGCCGATGCTGATGCCGATGCTGTAATACAATCATTTCAAAATTTCATAAAAGAAAGTAAGTTTGTTGAGCTTTTTGAAAATGCTGGTGAGAAATATAACAGAGGGGAGCAAAAAGAAGCATTCTCCATTTTCATAAAAGGGGCTGAAGATTTAGCAAACTTTAGCATAAAAGATAAAATTTTCAATAAGGTTTTTGCTAACTTCACAGAGAGGCAAGCACAAAGAGTTCTTGAAGATAAAAGGCGACACAAAGTGCCGTTCATGATAGATGAGCTAGACAACCATACTAAAGGTGGGCCAGAGACAGGCGAATGTATATTGTTCACAGCGGAGTCAGGTCGTGGTAAGTCGCAAGCGTTGATTCATTATGCCGTTCAAACAGCTAGGAGGGGAGGCAGAGTTGCCCTATTTCAGATTGAGGGAACGGAACGTCAGGTGATGGATAGGTTGGACTCAGCTTGGACAGGAGCACTATATCATGATGTAAAGAATGCTACCATAGAGAAAAACAGACTTGATAAAATAAAGTCGGTGTTGAATAAAATCAGGGGTGAGATTTATGTAGAAGCATTTGAAAAATTCGGCAACGCCACAATCCATGACATTCGGAATAGCTTAATTGATATGAGGAAACTTTATGGCGATTTTGATTTGGTTGTGATAGATTATTTGGAATTGCTAGAGGTCGGTGATAACACTAATTATGGGGTGAATGGAGAGAGGTTCAGACAACAGAAAATTGCTAGGTTTTGTAAAGAGTTGGCGATGGAGCAGAATGTTGTAGTATGTACGGCAACACAAGCATCCAACCTACCAAGTGACCTTAAAAAAGACCCAAATTTTGTTATGACTAGGGAGTTTTTGTCTGAGGATAAAGGAAAGATAAGACCATTTGACTACCACTTCACCTTCAACCAGACATTCGATGAGGAACACAATAAAGATGAGCGTGGAGAAGATGCTCCACTGTTAAGGATTTTTGAAGATAAAATGCGTGAATACAAGGGTGGTAGAACTATCACCATAGTGACTAATTTTTCAAGGTCAAGATTTTATGATAGACAAAAAACTATCAGGCTTGTAATAGACCACCAAGATGAAGAATAGTAAAATTGATGACATTGAGCTAAAAAGTTTACTGACCAATCCCAAACTTGGTTCCAAAAATCATTACGTTTGTGATTGTCCGTTCTGTGGTAAGGATAAACATTTTTACATAAGTCGAAGCACTCAACTTTGGGACTGTAAAAAATGCGGTGAAGAGGGCAACATAGTTCGGTTGTTAAGCCATCTTGGAAAATTGTTCATTCTAGGGGAATACAAGAGTGTTGATAGAAGTAAAATAAAATCACTAGATGAATTCCAGCTAGAAAGTGATGATGAAAAAATTGATACGCTAGAGGTAAAATTACACAAGCCACCCATCGGGTTCAAACGTGTTTCTGAAGATGCCTATTTGAAAAGTAGAAAGTTAAAGAGTTCAAATTTTGAAAAATACAAAATAGGATATACCAACTTGGTACCATCATTGAAAAATTATGTTATATTTCTAATTGAAGAGGGGGGTGAGTGTAAGGGGTATATTTCTAGGTACACAAAACAAATACCGAAAGAAAGCAAAAAGTTACGTTACAATAATGCCAAAAACGTGAACTTCAGTCATCTGCTTTTTGGATATGATGAAATAAATTCAAAGACCCAGACTGTGATAGTGGTTGAGGGTTTGTTCGATAAAATTACAATTGACAATTATTTAGGACTTGATATTGATGACTCTGTCAAGTGTGTCGCCACATTTGGAAAGAAAATCAGCAAATTTCAGGTATTAAAGCTACAATCAAAGGGTGTTAAAAATGTTGTTTTGATTTATGACTATGATGCTATCAAGGAAATGAAGAAGTACAGTGTCATATTAGACAGCTATTTTAACGTAAAGATTGGATTCACTTTCAACAAGGATGTAAATGAGTCCAGTCGCCCAGAAGTTTTTGAAATTTTCGATAGGCTAAAAAATCCTGTTGAATTTAACAAAAAGGTTGTAAAGGTTTTGTAAGATGAACACAATTAGAGAAAAAGACAGAGACATTTCCATCTTGGAGTATTTTAATGTTCTACAAAGTGAGTATATTTACTTTGAACTGCGGAGCAAAATTTACCCAGCTGCTAAAGACAAGTCATACTTTAGGAAAGTGATGGAATTCAAAGAGAGTAAAATCAGAGATATTTCGTCCAAGAACAATTTGATATCAATTTTTGATTCGGAGC